CTATGGATAAAGCTGTGATGATATTTTTTTGCCCGGAGCCCCTCCCAGACTGCCGCCCGTCGTATCAACGAGATACGCTGAATCAATCCAACTAAACGCAGATGACACAGGGACGTGTGATAGTACGCATGATAATGTTGATGACGACACGCTGAGCATTGTTGTTCCAGCAAATCCGACGACCGAACCGATTAGCGCACTGTTACCGTTAATAATTGAATTAACGATATTTATAGAAAGCTCTCCCGCTGCTGGGAACATGGTCTTATATTCCCCCCCCAGAGATGGGAGATTTATTTTTAAAGAGTTTATTAATAAATTTCTTATGCCAGCAGGCACTCGATGTATCTCACCAAATGACTCAGAGACATTTATTTCTGAGCCGGAAGCCCCGGAAATCATGACGCTATCAATATCCATTACTTTACGAGTAACATCGCTGCCGCTTCGATAGTTGTATTTAGTGCCAACAATACCAGAAATTTTTATTTTATTATTTCCTGATTGGCATCTATCAATCGCCTCCTGTAATGTCGCAACTGGTTGCGACTCAGAATAACCAGAGTTGTTATCATCCCCGCCATCGCTTAGAAAAATATTAACAGCACCATTTACTGCAATGTCACTATAATCAACAAATTCACCATAAGGCAACAGCCTGGCCGCATTAGACGATCCTGTTATTATTGGTTTTTTTATTGCACTAATAGACCCCCAGCCCGCCACCGCAGAAAATGGCGCAACTGATGAAAAGTCGATGCGTATATTTTGTTCACTAAATCCTGTGGCCCACAATAGTTTTGCGTCTTGACAAAATACAACACCAAGCTTTATATCCAGATCGCATGTGTGAGCTGCAAAGACGTACTCCCGAACCCCTTCAGCGTAGTTCTCTAGATGCATAGATGACTGATTTATATTAAAACACCCCAACTCTCCCTTTTCCCATATATTATTTATGTGATTAGGTCTCGCGTATGAGTTGTATACGCTAGCAGTCATTCCAGAAACAGCCTCGCTGCCAACGCCAAATTCTGGATAATCAAAATCTAGCGGTGACGGCTTAGATAGTGAATCTATCGTGAGATAGTTGTTGATCTGCTCATCAACAGTAACATCGTTTATGTTAAACAATGAGTATGCGCGAGCAATAATGTGATTATCATACAGCCCGCCCCCCCACGTTGCAGATGTTTTTATACCAATATTCGCCCCTGTTAGAGAGCAGTTTCGAATAAATGACTGCATTGATAGATTTCTATTTATGCACCCACGAATATTTCTGCCAGCAGGCACAGTAATGGAAATGTTCTCTAATAACCATCCAGGGCAACCAGTAAACATACCGTTATCAAAATCAGTTCCGCTGGATGATAATGATGACATTCTATTGCCAGATGCATCATATGTTGCTGAATCTAGTACGTAGCCATCCCGTGAATCAAAATCAGCTATTATTTCAAATCCACCATCGCCACTATCAAAAAAACCAGAACCAGAAGAACCACGCAAAATCATGAACGGGTTGATGTTAATTGTTTTAGTTAATCTAAATTTTCCTGATCCAATGGCTATATATTTGGCTTTATTCATTGATTGTTTTGTTAGAGAAACAGACCCGAACCACTCAAACGGCGCGCAAAAATCAAATAGATTTTGCATAGCATTAGAATCATCAGCAATACCATCGCCAATCGCAAACCATTTTGCACTAACTAAATTTGATTCTAATTGCCGCTTCCAGCGCCTACCAAGAGAGTCAATTAAAATTGTACCCCCATTATCAGCACTGGTTTTATCTGTTTCGTCAAGATTAAATGCCCCATTCGCACCGTCAAAAACGTTTTCACGGCCAAGGCAATCTATTTTATTAAATGTTCCGTTATATGCGCGAATTTGCGCATATGTAGCCCCCCCGATTAAGCCAGCGCCATCCTTCTGAGATAAATTTTCACGCAATGTCAGATCAGTGACATTAACCCAAGCGCCTGCACCAACCCCACCAGTTGTTTCAGGAGTTGAGCCAGGAGGAATAGTTTTAGGAAAATCGCCATCCCATCGATAATAATTCCCATCTACCGCCTTCAACGCCTGAACTGCATTCTCAATCGTTGCCCCATTTTCAAACGTTCCGAACGGAACCAGCCCTAAACTAGATACAATTCTCTTTACAAGATTAGTTAAACCCTTGGCCGTATAATGTTCACTACCAAGCCTATCAATATATGTGTTAACAATCGAGGTGACGAACTCATCAATTTTAGCCCCACCGAAAACATGATCGCGAATATCCGAGCTGGGCACCGGATTTTGAGTAGGAGTTGGTACAGTTATATTTAAATATTGGTTAGCCATGTGTTTTCTCTGCAATAAAAAAGCCACCCGAATGGATGGCCTTGTTGGATTTGGTTTTATTAGCGATTAATCGTCGGTGTAAATTTCGTCTGAATACTCAGATAGTGAAAGCGTTTGCGTGTCGTCTCCATTTGGCGTTGCTGATTCAACTCGCCAGAGTGTAGCGTTTAGCTCGTCTGCACTGGAGATGAAATACCTTGACGGAGTTTGCACCCGTTTTCCGTCATAAATATTCAAATCGAAAGCCTCAGCATCGCAGCTAAAAGCCTTTGTATTATTCGTAACGGAATATGCTCTATACCTGCCCCTATACCCCCCCTCGCTGTCAGTAATAACTACCCACATATCACCGGGGAAATTAATTCTTTCTGAGGTAAAGAAAGTACCTCCATCCCTTCCCGTTAAATATCCCGTTTGCTGCTCGTTATCGTACATATCTGGACATTGAACAACAGAGCCTCTAACCACCTGCGTGGTTTCAAATACCTTCACTGTCATACTGGAACGAGAATAAAGAAGTTTACGCGCCTCAAGCCACGCTCTATTTTCTGCTTGTGCTTTATTTCTGCAACCAGCGAGCGTGATAGTCATTGCGCTCGGCTTGGCAGTCGTTACTTCGATTATTCCGTTCGTATCAACAGATAGATAGATATAGGCTTTGTTGTTAGTGCGTGGGTCTGTGTAATCCAATGCTATGCCGTCATACCCGTTTGGCATACTCATCGAATATCCCATTTTGAACTCATCCCAAAACATATTGCTGCGACCAAATACAGCTACGGGGTAGCTTTCCTTTTCATCACGCCAGAATGTCAGCGTGTCTCCAATCCAGTTAATATCTACTCTCGCAGCGTTGCAGATAATTTGAATTCGCTCGCCTAAAGCCTGCCCCGCATCCGAAAATGTGTAATCGAAATATCCCAATTGCGGCTCTGATAAAGAATCAGCAATATCGTACAGAGCTGGCAAATCAAGCCGGTTAGGGTCTTGTTTAGCGATAACAACCCATTCATGCAGCACGGAATCGGCAAATGAACGCGAGGCTCTTAGCGTATAGTCTATTTGTTGAGTGTTCGAGTCGTAGGAAATGGTATGCCGTGTCGCCAGCATATTATATTTCCGTTCACGAACGCTTGATGCATTTTCTGTCTCAGCAACCGTCACCCTAACCATTGTGTCATTCGGATAAACGACATTTTCTCGAATATTTATTGAATGAGCGGCCTGAATATATAGCGTTGAGTCATTAGCGGAGTTATCTGTGCGTTTAAGTTGAAATGCATAGCGCCTCTTTCCAGCATCGGGTTTAACTTTGAATGTGAAGTAGACATAATCCTGCTCGCCGCGATTATTGCGCACATCAACATTTAGGGTTTGATCTGTGCCCGGAATAATGTTGTTGTCATCATCAACAGCCCAATAACTTATTGTTACCGGCCCGCTACGGTTTGCTGCCTGATTCCCTGCAAGATGGAACCATAGGTATTCTGAATCAACAGCAGCGAAGAACGGCCCGATAACGCCACCTTCAAATTCAGTGATTTTCAGTTTGATGGCGTTAATGGTCGCGTCAATCGGCGTTGATGTTATATCGCTGCCAGACATGTTGCCGAAAATAAACGTGTAATATTCTTCGGGGTCGATAATGGCCCCATCATCACTTATCGATGATGAGAGAATATCTCCGACTACACTGATGTTTTTCGTTACCGTTCCGCTAGCTGTATCGTAAGTCACATTGACGACGAACGTGACAGAAAGAGGCTTAGTGCGGTCGTGGAAATAATCAAAATCTTCCTGTTTCAGTATTTTTACTGATATCTGCCCGCCAGCGTAAAATGCCTCGATAACATCTGCAGTCTCCGCTTCATTCAGTATCGCGCCCGTCGCTTCGTTAAGCCCCGGCAACTCCTGCCCATCAACATCATCAAAAGCATATCCTTCGTTGATTGTGCCGATCACTTCACCTGGCTGGTAGATGTGATAGCTGGCTCCAGCCATAGAGCCAAGCGACGATTCCGAATAACGCACGGATGAGATTGTGTATTGTCCGTAGCCAACTTCCATAAACTCAGTGACGTATTTTTTATTGTCGATGTACTCAAAAAGCGATTCTTGAATTAAGTCTGGGAATACACGCTGCTGTCCGTAAACGTTCGGGCGACCTTTATATAAGCGAGCGGTATTTGATTGTCCGGTCAAATCGTTATTCGGTGATTCTCCTGTCGCAATCGATATGTTCGGGTTTTTCATGTCCCCGACCATCAATTTCTGAATTGCCGACCAGCCCTTTTTGGTGAGGCGGATTGGGTTCAGAGCTTCCCATGGCGCAGAGAGTTTTATCGCGTCTTTAATAAAACTCCCGATCCCGCCCTGTGGCTGGTCAAATATCGTCAGTACATCGTCTTTTTTCAGGCGCTGAGTGATGTCGAAATCGTCGTCAATTTGGTTACCGTTCAGCTTAATAATGACGGAGTTGTGCAGCCTGCTTTTTTCCAGAACGTCGATTATCCGCGTCCCAACCTCCGCCACTCCTTTCTCTTTCGGTGCGCCGGGGAGTCGCTGAATTTCATAACGAGGCATAGGTCATAAACTCCGTTTTCGTGAACATTCGTTGCAGAACGGGCAAACGGTCGATGGATACTGATTTACCGCCGCCGAGTGAGTGGAGGCATTTATTGCCAGCCAGAACGATTCCAACGTGATCAGGGTTTTCGCCTTTGAAAAACACAGCGAGAGAGCCTGGTTGATGCGCTGATTGCCGCCAGAAATTGACGTCATTCTCGTAGCATGTAATGAAGTCATTCCCGGCTTCGTAGTCCGGCGTCTGGTGTATTTCGATGCCTATAACGTGCCGATAGTACAGAACCACCAACCCCCAACAGTCCATCGCATCGAACGAACAGGCGCGGTCAATCCACTGCTTGCCGATGACTCGCCGGATAAATTCATCTTGTGTCATAGGTTGCTCAGTCCGGGATATTCTTCGACGGTGTAAATGATGGGATTGGCGACGCTTAACGGGTTTGTCACGCCGACAGTAACAGTGACGTTCTCAGCGTCGGCGGCAACATCCCTGACGTACATTGAATAGGTTTTCAGAGGCACGATATCGCCGATGCTTTCCCATATGTTGTACTGAAACGTTATTGGTTCCATTCTCGCCGCCCCGCGCCAGACCTTTAGTCGAGACTTGATGTCTTGAGATAGCGCCGCAAACGTGATGGATGCATTGATTGTTGATGACCCATCCTGTGACGGTTCAGAGAAATTAAACCGCGCTGGCGTGTAGGTTTCGCCGCCAAATTCAGCAGGGATGAACAGATTATTTACCAGCCGCTCATAGCCGAATGCCGAATGATAAAACGTCACGGTCTGTTTGAGGTCTGACGCTGGCCTGAGCTCCTTCCATTCCTTAAGAGTGATTGGCATCAGGCAATATCTCCGTGGCAATCAGGTCGTACCAATAACCAGCATTTGGTTGCGCACCAACAATCCAGTCATCGAAATCTTCCGTTAAGTCATTCTGGAAGTTGCAGATGACATCCGCCGACCACTGAACCGTTATCCCGTTTTTGCTGGTCTGAACAGGTGGCGCTATGAAATGCAGCTCCTGCACCTGCACGCCGCGCGAATCTCCGAGGTCAATCGGCATATCGAACCACGCACGCCCACTGTCACAGTAATTAGGACTACGCAACCACGATTTAAACCGTTCTGACTGCTCAAGCGTGAATATCCACGTCAGCGACCACGTGTATTTGATGTCTGTGGTGATCGGAGTGAAAACGGCTGGGCCAACTGCTGGGGTGCTCTGTCGAAAAGGCGTGTCGCCTGTTCTGTTCATGTTTGCACGCTGCGGAAGCGGTAAAAACATAGGGTATTTGACGTCTGCCACGTTTCCTCCGGCAATAAAAAACCCGCCGAAGCGGGTTAGGTTTGGTGTTTAGGCTTATTCGCCTATTTGAGGGTGTATGTCATGCTCATGTCGCATGCGGTAAAGAACGCGCCAGTTGCCCTGTCTTGTTGGACCTGATTCGATATGCTCAGTAGCGCCTAGCAGTATTCTTCTGGCGGCATTTATTGTTCTTGGTGATTCCAACGGCATGGAGCAATACGCCCCAGCAAGTCTATGTTCGGCGGCACGAAGCATCGGATAAACCTGCTTCATGTAGTCACACATGTAGTCGGCGTAACTCCAAAGCCAGCACAGAACCTGAATCTCTTCATCGGTAAAACCGCTTCTTACAGGCACGGCCTGTTTGCCGATAAACTCCCCTTCCAGTCCGTCCAGATAGGCCACTGCTTCTTTTATCTGCGTTGGCTGCAACTGGTGAATATGCTCAACGTCGAAGCGCTCATGCACCAGTTTCCAGATATCAGGGTAAATCTTTCCGATACCGGTAGTGATTAAGCGCTCGGCTGTCTGGCGCAACGGGGTGAGTTGTTTAGCAGTGGATTGCTTGGCTTTTCGTGGGTTAACCGCCTCGCCTTTCGTCCAGTAGTCATAAAGCACATCGTCGCACTCTTCTTGATACTGGATGACGCGATCCCGGATTTCAGGCTTTACTTTATTCGGCTGGATGCTGGCAAGCCATGCAGCGAACTTACGAAATGCAAGGCATGTCATTTCACGCTGTTTACCATCCAACGCAACCATCACGATTTCCGTGATAGTTGAACTAAAACGTTGTTTTAACTTCTCATGCTGAGACTGCCAAGTTAAACCCATGCCCTCAACAATCGGCTTCATAGGAACGAATGGCTCAGTGCCATTGCTCACCAAAAAGAGATTTGCGCCGTGGAACGGTACGTTGATAGTGCGATCAGCGATTGCTATACTATTCATGTTGGTTATCCCGAAAGATTTCTGACAAACCGAAGCCCTGACAGTTCCCGCTGTTGGGGCTTCACCATTTATGAACACTTCACACCTTCCCTTGCAGCCGATTCCTTTAACCTGCGAATAACCTCATTGCTGAATGAACGATCATCTTTCTTTGCGCATTGTTCAATGTGCTTCTCCAGCCACTCAGGCATCCGCACTGTTTTAACCTTACTCATGCCACCTCCTTTTGTATGCGGTACGCACACATAGTATTTGCATACGCATTGATAGTCAACACGTACCTACTTAACATGTAAAAAAATAGAAGGTGCGCCCATGTCAGAACGCAGATACAAACATCCACAGGTAAACCTTAGATTGCCTGTAGAGATAAAAGATCGCCTCACCGAGTTAGCAGAAGCGAAAGGTAGATCGCTTAATGCAGAGATGGTTGCGGCGCTAAGCGCGTGGACAGAAAAAAACAAGCATATCCAGGCTCTCGACCTCGCTTCCATTGCTGAGAGATTGATGGAGCTAGAAGAAGAAGTAGAAAACCTGAAGAAAATTCATGATAAATAACTTTTAGCCTTCCACCGACGGGAATAAGGTCAGCCCGATCGCGCAATAGCTCGATCGCGTGAACCAGAGTAACGGCTGATAACCTCTGGAATTAAGGAGAAAGATGTCCTATATACACAGCAGGGTTCGCGCTGATGCTGGAGATATTATTTCCGTTCAGTGCTCCCATCAGATCAATGTCCTTGTTATGGACGACACCAATTACAATCGATACAAATCTGGAAATAATCCTCGGGTTCTTGGCGGTTTTTACACGCATTTTCCAGCGAATATTGAGGTTCCTTCTTCTGGCGGGTGGAATGTGGTATTGGCTCTTCCTCCAGGGAGAAAGGCTAGCATCAAATATTCAATCAATGTGATCGGTTAAGAACATTTGCCCCTTAGCCTGAAATAGAGCCTCTTCAAGGGCGGCAATTATCTTTTGCTGTGTGCCGTCCTTTATGTAGCTTGTGGAAAGCATGCCCTCCAATTTTTCCGCATCACGATACCAAATCACTTCACCGTTACTTTCGATTGAAACTTTCATATAGACCTCTTTAGATAGTAAAAAGCCACCCGAAGGTGGCTGTTAGTAATCCCCATTAGCCCGACGATTCAGGCCAAAGGTTGTTTGCAGGGTGTTAGCTATCGGGCCACCGCTCTCCATGTCGTTAATGAACACATCGACGTAATCAACACCGTTTTGGTTGTAGGCGTTAGTCTGAACCTCAGATGACGTGTAATTATTCACGTTCACCACCACTCCACCGCGTCCACCTCCACCCTGCATATCCTTGTTGCTGATAACAGAGCCATTATCACCCGGTATCATGTACTGCTTACCGTTGCTGGCCTGGTAGATTTCGGGCATACCACCTTCGCCCACCTGATACATGCCACCAGCAGAGACGGGCCCGCCGTTTTTCCTCTTGCCCAGCAGATTAGCGCCGATCACACCAACAACAGCCCCCAATCCGATTGCGGCCGCCGTACCCATTGAGGCAATAGACGAAAGAATTGCAGCTGGAGTCCATGCCGCTGCTGTGGTTCCCGCCGCTGCAACGCTGGCCGTTGTTTGAGCCGCGAGCGCTCCGGTTTGCACTGCTGCTACAGTCCCTACCGCTGCCGTTTGAGCCGCCGCGCCTGCCGCTGCTCCTGAGGTAGTTGCAGCGGTTCCCATCACGGCAGATTTAACCCACTCCACCCCCATTTGGACGAACGTGTTAATGAGGCTGTTCAGGACGGTATTGCCAATAGAGCGAAGAGCATCGCTTGCAGACATGCTCCCTGTTATCAGACCGGTTAGCGCGTTACTGGCATTACCCGCAAAAGCATCAAACGATGCGGCCATTGCCTCGTTTGCCGTGCTCTGATTGCGCCAGATTTCCCACTGAGCGGCGATCCGCTGCTGCTCATATTGGGTATTTGCAGCATTCATCAGCTCAAGACCGCGTTGAGTGATGACACCTTTTTGTGTTTCAAACTGCTGGATGAGCGCCAATTTACGGGCGTTTTCATTAGCCAGCGCCTGCACAGGGTCAACTAATGCCGCATTTTGCTGGGTTGGAGTTACTGCCGCATCTGCGCGAATTTTTGCGAGGTTGGCCTGATGGTTTGCCTCCAATTGCTCGGATTGCTGGTTGTATTGCTCCTGATTGATCAGCAATACGCCATTGGCATCCTTCGCACCTTTCAACATTTCAAGTTGGGATTTTTGCTGAGCGTAATCAGCATTTTCTTTCAGTTCAGGAATTGCATTCCGTGCCTTGATTGCCGCCGCCGCATCCCACGTTGCAGCGGCATAATCACGCGCCTGCTTTATCTGAGCTTCTGATGCCGCACTCCCTAGTGACTGCTCGGCCCGTAACATCGCTTGTTCGCGGCTTAGTTCCTGAGTGGAACCTGCCGCCAATTCTGTCTGTTGTTTCAGGTTTGCGAGTTTTTGGGCAATGGATTCGGCCTGGGTTTCTGCTTTTTTACTTTCGGCATTGTTTTCCTTTAATGCTTTGGTATTCCTCTCAGTCTCGGCGTACTTTTCCTGCAAAACAGCAATAGCTTTATCGTCTGTTATACCAGCGTCTTCGGCGTCATATTTCGCTTGAAGTTTAGCCCTTGCCTCACCCTCCTTTTCGCTTAGAGCAAGCCTCCTTTCTGCCTGCTTTATCAGCTTCTCGCCTGCTTCACCACCCCAGTTTATTTTCAGGCTCTCGGCGTTGAAGCTTTTCAGTGCTTCAGTTGACACCCCTAATTTCTGAGCGAGAAATGCCTGAGATCCGCCTAGTAGTGAGGTTTTCTTTTCAAGTTCAGCTACCGCCAGTGCGTTATCGCGGGCCGCTCTCATCTGATCGAGAATGGCTTGATTAATGCGAATATCCATCTGCCGCCGCGCATCTTTCGTGCTGGCTAATTTATGCTCTGCGGCGTAAAGATTGGCGTTGGCCTTCGCTAATTTATTCGTTATACCAGTGGTCTCAATATCACTATTGCCATTGCGCGTTGCCAGCGTAACCCTTTCCCAGAGTTGTCTATTTAAAAGCTCAATTTCCTCCCTTAAGCTACTTATCGATTTTTCTTGGTTTTTTATTGAATCTTCTGTATGCGCCCTAACGCCCTGGGCTTGAATCAGGTTCATTTCCTTTAGCTTGCTAATTACATCAGGCAATGTGTCGGCAAAAGCGATACTCTCTTTTCTGGCCTCAGCTACGCGCTGGGTGTACATATAAAAACCAGCGGCCACAGCCATTACAACGCCAGCCCCACCGCCGAGCGGGGCAAGGAAAGTATTTACCGCTCTGAGCGCCCCCATCATACTAATACTAGTTGCAGCAACCCTTGCTTGGGATGCTGCTAAAGCTCCGTTCGCTGTCCTTGCTGCCGCCGTTGTTGTAATCACGTTCGCATTTGCTGCCGCTATTCTGGCGCTAGCGCTTTCATATGCGACAGCCCTCGCATTTTGCGCAACGGACTCCGCTCTTGCCGCCTGCTGAGTAAGTGCTGTTTCGGCTTGTCGAAGTTGAGCCATGCGGGTTGCGGTGGCGATCCGCCCCTGTTCGGTAATTTGTGCTCTTGCACGCTGGATTTCTAACGCCTTTTCCGCCTGTATTTGCTGCAAATTCACTTTAATACTGGCGAGCTCTGCGTCAGCGTGGGCAACTGTTGCGATCGTTGATGCGTTCGTTGCCTTTAAGCTAGCAAGCGATTCAACTGCGCGTTGGCGCTCAATGATTGCAGCTTCTTTCTCAACTACAGCGCGGCGCTGAATAGCGGTAGCTGCACCCAGTTCATCTTTTGCTAGTTGTCGATCTGCTGCTGATTGCTGAAGAGATGCGGCTGTTAACTTCACCTTTCCTATGACTGCTGAAGAAAGCGCAGTTACCAATTTTGTACTCATCACGGCAGCCAAGGCAGTAGCTGAGATGGTGACGGCATCGATAAACTTCGGCATGTTTTGTGAATCGTTGCCGAAATTAAGCAGAGCATCGGCAGCAGAGATAATGCCGTTAGTGAACGACTGTAGCGCCCCGGTTCCTTTTTCCGTCTCCACCAGAATGGCGGTGATCGCCGTTTTCATGCGCACGCTGGCGTCGGTGAGGTTGTTCGCCATGCCAGCGGCAGCGGTCGAGTTGGCCTCTAGTGACTGACGCAATCCTTCGGAAAGTTGCTGTGCTGTAATTTTACCCGCAGAGCCAAGAGCACGGATCTGTGCTGATGTTTTGCCGCTGGCGGTAGCGATATCATCAATCACTGACGGAATAGCGGCGATAATGGACTCCCACGAATCGGCCTCAACCTTGCCCTTATTCATGGATTTGGAGAAGGCACTAATCGCGTTGTTCGCTCTCTCGGCACTGGTGGCATTCTTCACGAACGCGTAGGACATAGAGTCCTGAATATCGATAGCCTGATCGGTGGTGTAATTCATGCTACGCAGGCTCGCGGCAGTGGTGATGTACAACTCCTGCGCCTCAGCCAATGAACGGTAAGTGCCGTTGGCGGTCTTAAGTAGGCGTTGCTGAACGTGCTCAAATTCCGTCTGGCTTGATGTAGCCATCTGTACGCGGTCTGACATTTCTTCATACTTTTGAACCATGTCAGCCAACCCGCGTAAGGCGGTAGCAGCCATAACCAGCTTAATTGCAGAGGCTAGCTTATTCATGCCTGATTCAAGGTTCGTAACGGCTCTTGCGCTGCGATCAAATCGGTTTTCCATCTGATCTAAGCGTGAGTTGACTTGTCTTTGAGCATCTAGCAAGCGACCAACTTCAGCTTCAACCTGATATACAATTCTACCTACAACTTCTTCAGCCATGATTTCTCCGGACGAAAAAAAACCCGCTATGGCGGGTTTTGTGGTGTGTAAATTTACTTATTTTTCAATAAGACCTTTGTCTATCGGTGGTAGTCCGCTTTTTTTCCTAGATTCATTTATGTTTTTAACAAGGTATTTCTTTACTTTAATATCATAACCAGAGCTAGCGCATGTGGCTGAAATTAACTCTTGAGATAAAGGCTCTCTAGTGCTTTTGTTATGATTGAGAGACAATGCTTTGTATTCTCCTTTGTCATTTTTTAATAAAAAAACAGAGAAGAGTTTTTTCCCAGTGTATGCTCCGTAAGAATTTTTCCCGTTAACTAATCCGCAATACACATAGGTTTTTTCTGGTTCTGGGAAATCCCCATGATAAAACTTAGCAGCATCAGGATCTTTCATTTCATCACGCACTGTACTTTCTACAGCTTGAATTTCCTCCGGAGAGAGGTCTCTAGCTCCAACGTAATTGGGGGTAGACAAAAAAATCAATGAAACAATTAGCGCTTTTTTCACATCGCCCTACCTTCTTCGCTGCTAATAGACTGTGCATTCATGGCGTCTATCACCATTAGTCCGTACTGAGTCATGGTGTAAGGCTTGGTGAAAACGTTAATCATGCTCTGAAGGTGACGGTGCGGATCTTTCAGTGGTTCATGATCTGGTAATGTCTTCGAATTGTAGTGAACCACGCCAGCAAGTCCGAAGGCTAATTGCTCAAGAGATACGTGTTTTGATACTCCGTTAACGGTGACAATATCTGAGCCTGTTTCACGATTCAGGTGTCGCAGGTATGCTTTTGCCACTTCTTCAGCTAGTGCGTTTATCTCATCCATCATTCTTTACACGCCTCGACGCCTAAGTAATAGGCTATTGATTCATAGACTATCCCACTCATACGTGGGTCTGGTGATGATGCCTTCATTTGTTCCAGTGTTTCACCATCTCCAAGGTATTTAACCGTAGAGTTCTTGCAATCATAAATGCGTTTAGAATAAGAGGTTCCCGATGGCCCTACGCGCTTTGTAACGATGGTTTTCATTCCACCTTGCGAACCCTTTTCGAGAATTGTGTACTGTGCTTTAGAGTCAGTTGGAATGGTGATTACATAGGATTTAGCACTCACTCCACCAGAAACCAGCAATAACACTGCAATCGCTATCTTATTCACATCCCTATCCCCATTGGTAACATTTGCTCACAGATTAGCAGGGATGAGGAGAAGGACAAAGCCCACAAAGGTGGGCCATACAAAAACACGGATTTGTTGGTTTAATCCCAGAATGCAAAAATGCATTCTGGATTTTCTTAGCGAGCAATTTTTCATTTTCCAATATCACGCAGCCGCATACAGTAGCTTCATCTGCCCCTTCACGGGGAACGCAGCCATGCATCGGGCTTCAAAGTCCTTAGCATCTACACAGGCATTGGCGATGTTCGTTACTGCAACCAACTGAAGAGAAACCTTGTCCAGCGCTTCAGGCTTCAAATACTGGTGAACTTTATCACCACTATCTTTCGCTGATTTACGCGCCTCACGATAAACACATTCAGGTAGAGCAACGCCATATACCCAACGCGCCGTAATTTGCCCGAATAACGCCGGGCATCCACCAACGTGACCGAAGTATGGGAGTCCGCTCATTTTTGACAATGCACGGTAAAAAGGCTCTTTGAAACGTTTTTCCCAGCTTGTCGGCTCGCTGTAAGTTAGCAGCCCGACGATCTGATCTTCCGTCAGTTGCACATGCTGGTTGATGAGCATGTTTTTAATATGGCGGTCACAGGCTCTGGCAAATTTAGGTGATAGCCACCGTGCGAACTCGACAGCAAGCTCTGGGTGCATCCATGTACCACCATTACGCCCATTTTCCACCCTTGCTAAAAGGTGAGAAATCTCACCTTTTCCATTAATGGCTTGAATGGAAAGTTCTTTCCCAAGTTCTTTCGCGTATTCCTTTGATGAATCCAGTCTTAGCCAGTCGAGCGCCCTTTTCCCATGATGCTTGGCTGCCACTGTAGCGTTAAACCAGCATTCATCGGTGAAAGGGAATGATTGTTTATCGTAATTCATAGGGATGATATTAGACATAGCGGTATTTCCTTTAGAAAGATGAGCCTGTTCGCACAGAAACGCCGCCCCGAGAAGGTCCGCACCTATACGGCATTTCTCAGGCTCAGCTTTCTGAAAGACTCGGGTTTTATAAGCGCTGCGACGCGCGGGAAGTTTTATTGCGGGTATAAAAAAGCCCCGTCGAATGACAGGGCTTGTGGTGATTCTGGTTAGGCTGCTTTCTTGGCCTTCTCTGCGGCTATGCGAGCCTCTCGGAGCTTAAAGTAGTCATCACGCACGTTATCGTATTCTTCTTTTGTGAAGCCCTTCTGGTCGGGATATTTGGCGTTAATCATCAGTTGAAAATCGGTCATCGTTAACCGTTCCGCCTCATCCCTACTGATGGAAAAGTGAATGCGGGCCGAGTTGATGTATTCGACGGCGCGGAACTCCTTCACGTAGCTATTGGTTTCATGACGCTGTGGCTTTCGCACCTTGGCCTTGCCCATCACACCGTGCTCTATCAGGGTGTGGGCTATCAGGATAATCTCGCCAACTGACATCCCGCCAGCGCGATATGCTATGCCGCGTTTACCCGGTCGCCACTCACCCACCAGCGCTGTGATATCGTCATCACAGCAGGCTTGCATAACGTGCATTGCCGCTGACAGGATTTTTCGTCCATACACAGGCTTACGCAACGTTTTGATGAGCCATTCTGGTATCTTGCCGTAAGCATCCTGCGCCATAGATACCACCTGAGCTACTTCGTAACCGTTTAGTGTGGCGTAAGCCTCCACAATCTCGGCAGGGCTTCCAATGCGCGTCATGGCAGCGAATGAGGGGCGTAAAAAGTAATCGTTTTTCGTGTCGGAGATGAGCATTTCCCCGATTTCGGTAATTGGCGTCATGTTGTTCTCCGTGAGCATTATCGAGGGCAGCACGCCACCCTCTGGAATGATTACGCAGACACACCAACATCAACGACCTTGACGAAATCGCCGTCCTCAGTGCGCACAATCACGTTAGCCGTACCTACCGCAACAGGTGTCACGGTAACGATATTGCCCGTCTTGGCGACCGTAGCCACGCCAGTGTTATCAGAAACCACCGTGTAGTTTTTGTTGGTTGCTCCAGCGGGGGCGAAGGTGATCGTAAAGGTTTCCGGCGTACCCATTTCGATAGCCAGAGAGGTAGGCGCTACAGTGATGCCAGTGACCGGAACATCGTTAATCAGCGTCACAGCCACGGTGTTACCGTCATACACTTTAAACTCAGTCGAGAAGGTCACGATATCGTTAGTCCCGCCATCCGTACTGAGCGCGGTAGCAACCATGTAGCCGACAAACTCAATCGGGCCGAGCTGAACGCGTACCCACAGAGTAGGCTGGCGCTTGGCGTTCATCTCGTCGGTGAAATACTTCACGAACTTGCCGAAACCAAATTGGTCGAGCGCGTCGTTTTTACGCACCTCACCTTCAAACGAGATTGTGGCGTCGGCGTTGGTGATCGCGTTATCCACCCATGCGCCTTTGTCGTCAGCGTCAGAGGTCACGGTGTTCGGAGAGAAATCGATAGTTTTCGATGTTCCAGCCGCTAATGCTTGCCAGTCCACTTCTGTTGGCACGGTGTCAGCACACCCCAGCGCAACTTCGAGAACGACGTTTTTACCGACCAACAGGCCGGAATCGTTACATCCTTCCATTGTATAGCCTCTTATGGAATTGAAATAAAAAACGGCCCGAAGGCCGCCAGGGGGAATTACGAAATAATCTCGAATCTGAGCCGGATAACAGTACGGCCCTCTTCAGTTGGTATTGGCGTAGGGAATCCGCCAGCGTTGGAAATGAAGTTCAGCACATCATCATTGGCGTTGTTGGTGACGTAACCCATGATGGCCTGAGCGGTTGTGATTGCTGGCGCAGGGTCATTCTTGGCGCTGATAATATTCACCAGCACGTAATCGTAAGCACCGAGACAGCGATAACGAGGCGTACCGCCATCAGGTTGCACGACGATATAACGCATCGCGCCGGTATCCGCTTTTTGCTCGATCCACTGCACCAGCTGGAGTTTGTAGCCAGCAGTCAGCCCGGCAGCCTCCAACCAGTCGGCAACCTTTTCGAATATGGTCATAGGGCCATTTCCTTTTTCACTACCGCATCAATCTGCGTACGGGTTTCCTCGAAACCTTCTTTCAAGAATTCCTTTTTCGCTGTGGCGCGGCGGAATGTCTGTTTGACGTTAGGGTCATGGACGTATATCGCATAATTGGCCGTGTAGCCAACACGGCCGGTTAATCGAGTGCCATTAACCACCAATTCGCGAAACTGGCTATTGATGAGAGTTGAGGTGTCTATAGGTGTGTACAGCGCAGCCTGAGAGCCACCGATTATCATTGCTGACTGGAGCGCTCGCACCGCTTTACGACTTTGGATATCGCCGACCAGCGCGTTCAACTTTGCCTTTGATTCACGAATGCCGGTTACTTTGGCCTTTGCCATATCACGCCCCGGTAGCTATCTCGTAATCGTCGGCAACGCGATAGAAAGTATCTTCGTCTCTTCCGACATCCACTACTTCATTAGCGTCAGTGATAGGTGCTAAATCCGCATGTTCGCCAATGGCTATCATGTCGCCATTTTTTGCATCAGCGTATTCAGTCCAAAAGTAGAGTTTGACGACGATCTCATTACCAACCGAGTTAGAGTTTCGCTTGCTACGGCTGCCATATCCGCAATCGATAACAACCGGAGATCCGTATGCCGGCTTGTTCCATTTGTCTGTGCCTGTCATAGGCCAGATTGTGGCCTTGGCGGTGTATGACCAGTTAGCAACAGAACTCATTCACGCCACCCCACTATTTCAGGCTTCTCCGCCGCAATCTTCCGGCAGAACAAAAACCATTCCCCGTCTTTACGCATATATGCCGTTGTCTGCTTGCCGCTATCGGTCATCACCCACACGCGAGTTAATGGCTTCGGCAAGCTGTCAGTTACAGGCATCCAGTTCATCACTTGTCACCACACATGCAGCCACCACGGGAAATCCACAAGCCACCATGTGCCGTTTGCGTTGGGTCAGGTGGAATTAGGCCGGTAGCACAGCCGTTTTTATCCAGTCCACGCAGCAGGTTTAACGCCCCCTTCCAGCGGTCAGAGAAAGACTGATAGCGGAAAGACTGCGAAGCGCCTGACGGTGCCGTTTGGCTGGAGATATACTTGTCTCCCTGCCCCAAGCCCATCAGCCCAATCAGGTAAAGTTGGATTAGCAGCGCGGTTGCTGGTGTGTAGTTGGCATCCAGACATTCCTGAATGCTGTTTGCCTGCTCGACTAACGCATCAAGCACGAATGAAGGGAGCGATACCCCGACTGTAGCCAGATACTCTTTTGCCTGTTCTGCGGTCAGCATACCGATCCCCTAAAAGTGAAGCCCCGCCGAAACGGGGCATTAAAAAAGCCACTCAAACTTGGCGGCTTATTCGGTTGGGAAGAGCTTTTCTAACTCACCATCGGGTAGTAGCTCAGCAAGCTTTTCAACGCCGAGGTTGCCCTTAAACTCAATGCCTAACTCTGTCAGCTTGGCTTTAATGATGGCTTTTTTATCCAACTCGCCAGTGCCAGCATTTGGTGTTGCTGGTGTTAATTCCCCGGCGACCTCCCCAGCCAGCAGACGGACATTAGCCTCAAGCGCAGGATGGAGCGTTGCCAACTCCACCACATCACCACGTTTGACGCCATACCACGGGCGAATGACCTCGTACTTATCCATCATGCCCCCTTACGCCAGGTTTGCGCCGTACAGCACGCCAGATTTACCTTCACCATCACGCTTAATCTGCAAGCCCATTGCCGCCATGATCTGGAAATTCCAGTTTGACTGAGGCATAGGACGCGGAAGCGGCACAACACCAGTTGCCATGCCCACCAGTGGGGTAATGACATCCTGACGGCGTTGATAGGCGATGAACTCATTGCCGCTCAATGCGAACGTCTGGCGAACGGCACGCGCAGGGATGAATCCAGTGATAACGCTCAGAACCGTACCGCCTGACAGCAAAGTACTGCCGCCAATCGTGACTGTTGCAGGCTTCATCAAGTTGGCCCAAATCTGCGGTGATACCCACATGACATCGTAGGCTTCCACGAAATTGTCACGAGCAGCCTGACCGAATGCGCCTGACGTGAAGAATGCTGCGATATCTGTCTGATCGGCAGTGGTCAGGTTGATATTTGCTCCACCTGCACCAGAGCCGAGATTCAGCTTAATAGTGTTACGGTGGGTGCGCAGCCCCTGCGCCGGATAATTCTGTACTTGAATGGTGCTGGCACCATCAAGAACATAGGAGACGATGCGCTTATTAAACTTGCGAAGTTTAGCCGCCTGAGAATCCAGAACCAGATCCACACCAACAGTGTTCAGTCCTGCCGCAAGACGCCAGTTAACGCCGTAACCAGCAGTAAACACCGGGATGGGGTCGCCATCGCTCGCATATTCAGTGTGGTCAAATGAATAAGGCGGCTGACCGTCGAGACTGATTGATACATCATCAGCGATATCGCCAACCATGTTGTACAATTTCGCAGTTTTCCCGATAGGCAGAACGGTCTGAATGCCCATCAAGTCGGTGACGATTTCCATGCCTGTTTCTTGGTCGCGCAACTGGATAATCTGGCGGTCAATTTCTGCCCAAAAGTCACGACCCAACCCATCACCAAGCAGCGCGTTAGCAGCCAACATTTCCGGCGTCATCATGTTGCGGTTAGCGGCGATCATTGCATTGTTTTGCGCATCGAACATGTTGCGGTTTGCCCACAACTCATTCCAATGTCCGCGCAGGCGGCTATTCGTAGCCAACGTATTAGCATCAAAAAACATTGTTCTTTATCCTCTTAGGCCACAGTGACGCTGTCAGCGCGAACGCGGATGCGGATGAAATCAACCGCCGTGGTCGTAACAGCATCTTGGCTATAGCCAATGATTTTGTACGTGCCAGCCGTTGCCGGAACGGCGGCGGCCTGACCACCAATAACGGTGATCGGCTGATCCTTTGTGTAAGTTCCAGCAGCAATTCGTACGGCGAACTCGCGGCCTTCTTCCAGATAGTTACCGATAGCGGAGTGACCGGACGGAATTTGGTCATTGATACCCAGCCCTTCGTGATATGCATTATCCAGCACGTACATGCGACCAACAGGAGTGCCGGCTTGTGCGAAAAGGTTACTACCGTTAATCACTACGAAAGTTCCGGGGTTCAGTGCTGCGGCGGTTTTTCGCGTTTCCGTTTTGAATAGCGATTTCCCGTCAATATTGACGCGACGATAACGAGCCATTATTTAGCACCTCCCTCGAAATAGGTTTTGTAATCTGGAGCACCACTTTCTTTTTGCGTCTGCGCTGAGTTACCAGCCAGAGGCGCGGCGGTGCCTATGGATTTATACATCGCTTCCAGTGCTTCGCCGGACAGCGCATTAGCCACGATTTCACCGTGAACTTTGGCGACTTCGGCGCGCCTGGTTGCCTCTTCTGCGCGAGAATTAGCGGTCAGCGTGTCAGTGAGTGTTTTCTGATTGGCTTGAATGACTGCAATGCTGTCCGCCAGTGGCTTAATTGCCGTGTCGTTATTGGCAGCGATCGCCTCACCAACGATTTTGCGCAGTACTTCTGTATCTTCGGTAGTTAAAGGCATCTCGCCCTCCGTTTTATTGCTATTGGTTGCAGGTGAATCCTGCGTAGTGAAAAGGGATTTAACTTTATTTGCGATGATGGATACCCAAGATTCGGCGCGGGTTACTGCCGTCCCGGTATCGTCAAAGGTGATTTTTCCGCCTTCGGATTTGTAGCCGTAGACTTCGTACTGACCGCCATTTCTTGAGATAACAGCCTGCGAGTCAGTGAAATCGACAACCCACACGTATTCGTCAGTGTTGGGCGCAAAACGGTCTTTCGCGGCCTTTTCTAACCGGCGCTCGCGTTCTCGATAAGATTCCCCAACCAGTGCGCCAGAATTGGCTTTAAGCGGCGTTGCGAGGTCGGCATTGATCATCATGCCAACGCCTTTCTCTGGAGTGGCGGCACCGACCTCATCAAGTAGGATGGCGTCATGATCGATGGAGTGGAGTTTTGCCACCCATTCGGCACCCTGTGACCGCTGTTCGTCGTTGGCCTCCATCTGTTCAAGGAAAACGGCGACACTGGTATGAATAGGTGGCACATCCTCACCCTTCTCCAGCGCTTCCAGGCGCTCAATCAACCTTTTCCCACCTTCAGACTCATTGGCCTTATCGACGTCGATCCACTTCTCAACGTAGATGCGGTTTCCTGATTTCTTGGCGTTACGGTTCCATGCGCCGATATAGCCAACGTTCAACCCCTCAGGGCTAAACGCCGATACGAACGAACCGTTAACCTGTGGATGACCAAGCGGGGCCAGCGTGCCTTCCAGTCCCTGATAGTGGGTGTCAATTTCGCTAGCCGGATAAAGGCCACCATTCATGATGACGTTCCCGGGCAGCGTGTAACTCGGGACAATCCAGTGATCGCGCCCGTTATGCTTCTCACGACGAATAGCCGAGGCATTCACGCGAGTTGTGACGTTAATTTGCATTGGCATGATTTATTCCTCAGCCCACGGATAACCGCGCTTAGCCATTTGCTTGCGTTCCTCTTTTAATTTCTCAACTACTGATGGGTTAAGAACCTCGCCATTCTCGTTGACCAGAACCTCAATCTGAGCGCAGTGGCAGTTAATCGAATTCCCATCGACCGAATACCACGCTTCAACCTCTTCAATCGTGTAGGTGTGAGAATGCCTGACCGCATGGCCTCTTCGCGTCGTGGGTAGTAATGCGGAGATGTGCAACATGCGAACATGTAGGCCAAGAGACTCGGTCTCTCTGGCTTCTTCTCGCCTTGCCCTGCGGAGAGCACCCGGTATTTCGGTCTGTGCTATCCGGTTGGCTCGCCGCGTCTCTACGCCGGTTTGGTCACGCAGGTTACGCGCTACTTCTTTCGGGTTGAGTCCACGCCCAATCCCATCTGTCAGCACGCGGGCCATTTGCTGTTTGGTGCCAGCGGTGAAGCCTTTCATTTCCTCAAACACACGTGCATACACCAGTGACATACGGCGCTGATATGGCGTGCTTAACAGGATGGCTTGCAGGGATTCACGGCTTGCCGCGTAAGTTGCTGATTGCTGACTGAGGTTGACGTATGCCTGATTCGTGCCGCGTATCGCCGCCGGCTCGACATAATCCTCACTGAACCACAGATTGTTTTGCCCACCCTCAAGCAGTACGGCATCGACAAGCACACTCGCATCGTTCAGCACGATGTTGAGTAGTAATGGGTCAAGTTGGTATTCGTATCTGCGATTAACTACTGGTGAAGCGGGGAATCTGTCTAATGCGTCAATGTAAGCTTTCTGAACCTTCCTTAAGCGTCTGGCGAAATCAGCCATCGCTTTTCGCTCTAACGTATTGAGTCCGGTCGGGTCACTCTTGTTCTTCGGTATTATCGCCGGTTTTGGTTTTCTCGCCATCATCTACCTCGCCCAGCGGTTCAGCGCCATCAGGTTCATAGCCTCCAGCGACTCGGATTTCGTCAACCGTAAATACTGCTTCGCCAGTGCTGATAGACGCACTGTTGATTTGACTCATCTTCACAGCGCTTTCTAGTTTCTCTGCTGCCGTCTGTTCATTCAGGTCATCCCATACCACGGTTTTCATTGAGATGCCTTTGATGACGCCCAGCTTAATCAGCTTGTCGCACAAGTCCTCAATCTCAAGCGACAGGTCGCCGCGCCGTGATTGGCATCGTGCGTTGAAATACTTCTGATCTTCCGTGCTGGCCCGCTCCCCCGTCTGCATCCCGACAAGTATTTTCGTGGGAATGTCCAAAGCAGCGGCGGCGGTTTGTAGGTTGACGTTGTAGGTTGGCGATGGGTCTGAAACGGCGCTAACAAGTGGGGTTACTGTCGCCCCCTGCGTTGTCAGCAACGTGTCATTGCCGCGATTTAGCTCTTTCGCTGCCTCGTCGTACTTCGATTGCAATTCATCAACGCTGACGCCGTACATGCTGGCAAGATTGCCAAAGTCAATTTCGCGGTCGAAGTTGATGTTCAACTGCCTAGCGGCGTTTTTCAGGAACGACTCACCGCTACCACCCTCTACCTTCTCCAGACTGACGAAAGCGTTATAGGCTGGCTCAAGAAAGCCGATGGCGTCCGTTGAGTAGTCTCCGAGGATGAAAACGCGGTCAGGGTTAACCATCCGATTCTGTGAACCACCATTCGGTAACGCCTCTTTGTATTGCCATACCTTGGGGTTACCGAAATTCTCAGATTTCTCGTCAGTTTCCCATTCAGCAACAGTCAGTGAACCAGCCCACGCAACGGTAATCTTTTTTAGAGTCTTTCCGGTTACTGCTGGCTGATCCCATTTCTTCCCATCACCGATATGCAGCAGGATTCCTGCGTAACGACCAACCAACCGACGGCGATCAGCTTCGGTAAATGAACGCCAAAAACGGTTATTGAAGATCGCCTTGTTACTGCGTTCCCACGGCGTTTCTTTCCGTGAGTCGTCCTGCTCGTCACCCTCGATAATTTCAGGGTTCGTTTTCCAGCAGTTTTGAACGAGCTTATTCACTGCGCCGTGGGCTATGCCGCCGCGACGGTACAGGTTATACAGGTCGGAGAATTCGATATTTTCTTTGAAACCGTACTCGCACCATGCACTAGCGCGTTTAGCATCAAGGCCCATGCCGATATTCAGCAGCCCCATGCGGGCGCGTGCGATAGCCGCCTCATTCATTGCGGCATTGACGGCAAGTTGTAGATTGTCTGTCATGCTGTTTCCGTTATCTGAGTAGGCGTTTAGGTATCATCATGCCCATCGACTGAGGTTTGCGTTTGATATAGCCGTCTAAGCCGTATCTCACTCCGTCCCAGCAGTGGTTATGCTTGTCCTCAATCACTGGCAGAACTTCGCCCGTGATGCGGTCTGTTTTGTACGAATAAAGCCGCGCCTCTTTCGCTGTTTCTTTGCAGCGAGGGTGAATGATGATCTGCTTGAATCCGCGCAGGCAGGTGATGCCATCCTCAACGCTCCCCTGCCACTTCTGAGCGGCGGCGATGTTGAAGCCCTGTGATTTGATGTGGCTTATTGTCTCAGGGCGTGAGTTGTCAGCCTTGATAGGCCAATTACGCGCCTCTGGTATGCCGGGGAACTTCGCTTCGTCTGTGACCTTCCACTCTGCCAACTGCTTAGGCGTAGCGCTTTCTTTGCCTGCATAGAATTTCCACATGTCATCAAGCTCTACGTGGTTGCCGTAGGCTTCATATTCGATGTAGAGATTGCTTTCGAGGATGAACATGCGAATGAGCGTGTTGGGGTCTTTAGCGAAACCGAAGTCACCGCCGAACAGCAGACGCTCAGCTTTGAGATACAGGTCATCAGCAAAGCTCTGAACAACGTATTTATTCGCCAGCACCTGCTTGTCTGAGTTTTCGAGATAGGCACCTTCCCAAATCCACGCATAATCTGCGTAGTCGAGCGTGGCTAAATCTTCCTGCTGCTCCTCTTCCAGCACGTCAGGGAACCACGGATTGTCGCCGTAGTTCATTTCGACAATCATCGAGTTTTTCGGTGGCGTCTTTCTGAATCGTTTATCAGTGGCGCTACCGTCTTTCTCAGGGTTCCACGTAACCCATATTTCTGATCCTGCCTCACGCACCGTTGGGCGTAGCTTCTTCCATGCGGTATCAGAAACAGATTCGGCTTCATCCACCCATGCAACGAGTATCCGCGCCTTGGATTTGATGCTGTCGAGATTGTGGCGCAGGCCGCAGAACACGTAACTAACGCGCCGATTCTTCGTCCTGATGTACTTCTCGCCGATGTCGAAATAGTCATCCAGCCAAGGAACAGAGCGAATAGCCTGTTTCACCTCTTCCATAGATGACTCTTCGAGAGAGTTCATGTACTCGCGGGCGCAGAGAATAACACCGCTAATTCCTTGTTCTGCTGCCTGATAGGCTTTAACCGCGCTCATCAAGGCGAACGTGCGCGTCTTCGCAGAACCACGTCCACCGTATGCGCCGCGATATCGGATACCTTCAGTTGCAAAAACGGGAACTAACTTAGCTGGGATGGGTAGGTCAACTTGGCTTTCCATTTGTTGGCTCTACCCCTACTAGCCGAATTGTTGTTGGCTTGTTCGCCATGCTGCCATCGGATGAGGTGTGATCTACTCTCTGCTTATTCGTGTAAGCATCACCAACTTCCTTTGCCGCCTGTTCCATAAGTGAGGCTGCGAGGGCCATGTTTTTCATGCTCTCAGCTTTCGTAGTCATGCGATCAAGAACGCGTAGCCGGTATGCTTTGTTGGCTATGGGAATGTCTGAAATTTCGTTTTGAAATCGGGTGCGGGTCGAGTTGAAAAGCTCAACCCACTTTTGCCCAAGGTTCTTTGCAATGGCTTTTGTTGGGTCGTAAGAGGAAACCTGCTGTATCGTCAATGAAAGGCCAAACTCTTGTTTCACCTGTCCCATCACCATCGTAGGCGTGTCAAAGCAGGCCAGAGCTTGAACAATGAAGGCTTTAACCTCCGGTGATAATGCCGCCATTGGTCGCCTCCTTAGCTAACTCAATATAACGTCAAGCAAGTTTTAACATGCACGTACCGCACGCCCTGGCTACATCGAGATGAGCAACCTCCGCAGGTTTATTTGCCGCATCAACCAGTTCTTGTACTTCTTTGCTCGCACCGTATCGACGAACCACACCAACAAACTCTTCAACATCGTGACCGCGAATTTTCAGCACCGGCAATCCCGTATCTCGTTTAAATTTCGGAGCACCGAATTCATCAGTAGCGTGGCAGATGTGGTAAAGCTCATGCTCGATAAGCGCGCAGAAATCCAAGTCGCTACACTGAGCGCAATAGTCAGCCGCCAGCGTGATAATGAATGTTGGAATTCTCCCGAACCATTCATGCATCTGTTGTTCCATTCTCGCCTTTTGCCATCCACCAGCACGCATCATCACTTCTTCGCATTGACCAAGAACAGTGCGGCCTTTTTTCTCGAATGCTGATGACGCCCACATAAACGCAATGTCGGCGGTGTGCAGATGAAAATGATCCGGGTTATACAAATCACCTGACTCTCTCAGGATATTCTCATCAACCCACTCGTGGATTTCGTTTGCGGGGGTCAGTCGGGTATATACACTAAATTCATCAGTTAAATGCGATGGCGGCAACGGTCTGCTCATAATCGACCCTCTGTCTCTACAGGCCTGATTTATCTCTGTAGTAGTTGAGTAGATTTATTCGTTCATCGTCAGTGATGTGCCGGGATACATAGATAGCAGCAACACAATCGACGGCGGCGGGTACGCCGGTTAATCCCCAGAACATTTGAGCGCCAGATTCGGGAGTTGTGGCTGATGGCGCTGTTCGTGTTCGCCAGACGTTGCCGTTATGGGAAATTCCCAGCGACGCATTTCCAAATCGTGATTCATACAAATTGAATTGCTCACTAGCGAGCGGAGCATCGTTTGATGTTATGCCGTTGGCTCTCAAATCTGCACGAGTCTGACTATTTGCCATTGTCATCAATGCGCGTTGACCAGTTCCTGATGTTGTTCCAGTTCCCAGCATGACCATCCCGCCGTTTGCAACAGATGGAATTCCGACGCGACAGAACATAGCGAGATAGCCGGGATTGTCTCCGATCGACGGGTGATTTTTCTCTGCTACAAGACGCCCCTGGTTCGCTCGAATCATGCTGATGCCATTTACCGACTCAAACAACGGGCGTTGAGCTACTGTGTTTTGAATGAAATTGAATTGATGTGCAGACTGATCGAACCATTTCGTCACCAACCCGTTTTCATCACGAGCGATTTCGCTATCGAATACGTCGAGCATGAAACCAAAATCAGAGCCATCGAGCAGCGATAGTGGCGTGAATGACTGCGGCGATGATGCAGATGACATCATATTTACCGGGCCAACCCTGCCGTTCTTTATCGCTGAGTTAGCCGCGTCAGGTAGTAGCATGTCAGACTCCGAATGGGCCAACTACAGCGTATGCAGTTCCAGATACAGCACTAGCATAAACACTCAATCCTGCGGGGATGATGATTTGATATCCACCCGATACCAAATGCCCTGCCGTTTCGTCTGCTGGCATCTCACCCATATATAGCCTGCACGCATCACCATTAATTGACAGCATCATTGGAGTTGTTGACGACGAGATTAACGCTGTGCTGCCCTCTATTTTTATTCTCTGCATGTGAACCTCGCGTTATCAGAACAACGTCAGCGCTTCTTTAGCGTCTTGAATTGCCTTGAATGTGCGCGCTACAACCTCGCGTTCAGTCGTTGCCAGCTTGTACTGGTCTTTGAACAGTTCCAACTTCAACGGGTCATCTCCGACAAATTCAATTGCCGCTTGTGCTGCTGCGGTATCGTTCATGACGAGGCGCAACAGTTCGAGGCGAGTTGATTGCCGTGCAGTGAGTGATGGCTGGATATTCGATGCACTACCTACGATGCTTCCGCTTGTTGATTCGGTCATTATGTTTGCTCCCTTCAATATTTGGTTTCGGATGAAATGTCGTTTATCTGGTCAAGCAGATTCAGCGCGTCGTGTTTCTGCTTTTCGAGTGCGCCGATTATCTTGTGATGATTGTCGATTAGGTGACGACCGTGAATAACCGCCCCCTCATTCGTCACGGCGACAAAACAAATGGTCTCGACATCTTCCTCATCCACCTTTGCTAGCATGTCTGTGAGGATTTGCTTGATGATTGATTTGCTTTCTTCGAGTCGAGGGTCGGTGTCAATGACAACGCGAAAGGGATTTTCTTTAGCCATAACAGAACAATCCTCTAAATAAAAAAATGCCAGCCCCGGAAATCGGGATACTGGCATGGGATGAAACCTATATAAAACTCTGTCAATGCCACCATTCAGGCAGCATTTGCAGAATATTATAATATCGATGTTTTGATTTTTGTCTGTATGTTGGCGTTAGCTCTTTTCCACTGCTCTTCGGCGCTATCAGTACTGTGATTTACATTAACTTTCGCCAGTCCAGCCATCTTTTCCGCATAATCAATAGCCGCTTGCTTGCCGTTGTGTCCGAATCGCTCAAACCGACCTACTGTAGTAAGTCCTGTCTTTTCATATGCGGTCCATGACATCCTTTGGATATCATAAATAACATCCCACTCATTGCTCATATCAACCTCGCCTGCTACTGGGTGACTTGCGCAATTTCCACTCTTCAGCGTGCGCCAACTTTCCAACCTCGGTGAGAGAGTAGTATTGCTCTAAGCTATGGTATCCGCCGTTATTGTCTGCGTCATAGAAGTCCACAGACAGGTAGCCGCGCTCAATGAGAGAGTGAACCATTAAAATCTGATCATCGCTGATATCTGACCCAGCAATTCTTTCTTTTTTTAACTGAAGGATCTGATTAAAAAAATACAATTCCCTTCCAGATGGCTTTTCCATCCCAACCTCGTCTAAGTTGTCGTCATCGATAAATGCATGGCAGGCGGTGACGATGCCGCTTTTCGACTGGCCTGTCTAGCCACGCATTGATTATACATATTCGCAGCATTGCCGCGTCTCTCGACGTTGCGCCGCCACTTCCGTCTTTCCGGCTGCCAAGATCTGGATCACCTCGTTTTGTGAATCACATCGCAATTATGTACCCAATGGGTAAAATAATACTTGTCAAATGTACCCACTGGGTACATAATCAATTCATCGAAACGAAATACACTTTCACTACCGGAGATACAAAATGACTAACTCAACTATCAAATCATTTGCAGACTCACGCGAAACATCTATCGAAATCGCAGCGGCTATCTTTGAACTGGCTGGTAACGATGAGTCTGTAGCACAGAACATCTGGGAAAATGGCGATGCTCGCGTTGCTCCGCTGGCCTTCAGCAAAACCGATGAAGACGAATTGTTCTGGGGCGCAGAGAAGGTTACTCGCTAATGACTAAAGAAGAATTACTCGCAGCCCAGCATAGTCTGGGCTTTAACAATACCGAGATGGCGATTGCTCTTAACGTCCCTTACAGAACGTATTACAAGTGGGTCACCGGAGAGCGTGAAATGCCATCAATCGCATATTCGGCAGTAAAAATGCTACAGGTAATTCATGCTAACGGACTAATGCATGAGATCACTTTAAACACTGCCCCTTGACGTACTCTTGTAGTCCGCGCACCTGATTTTCTGTTGTGATTAGTTGCTCTCGGAGACGAAAATAAGTTCGTCTAGAGTTTGTGTCGAGTTCGCAGGTTCCTGCATTAACCAAGCCGGGGGCGAAGGCGGTGGGCTTGCACGTTGCGGCGACGCGCAGCCGCTTCCTGCCAGCGTCAACATCGCGATGCAAATCGCTAATGGTTTTTTTCGCATCGGCTAATTCCCTTGTGTATTTCTCATCGAGCGCAGCAACATCACGTTGACGGGTCTGCATGTCGATGATGGTTTCTTTCGCCTGGCTCAAATCGTGATCGGCTTTGCTGTATGCGTCGTGGTAGTAGTAGACGCCGAATGACAGAGCAGCAATGAGAGCGAGCAGAGCAGCGATTACTGTATGTCGGATAGGCATAGCGCCCGCTCCCTATCGCGGCGAATAACCAGCCCCGGCAGTTTTTTACCGCCGCCATACACCCAGCGCGGGAACTGCTCACATGCTGCTGACACATCACCCGCACGGAATAGTTGGAACATCGTGGATTTCTGCATCGTTCCGCATCCAGCGTTGAACGCTATCGACGTCGCCGCATCAAACGCACCCTGCGGAAGATCTTTACCGTTCGCATAACGATTAACACAGCGCTCTGCGTCCAGAATGTTCTGCTCCCAATCTCGCGCTATCTGCTCGTCAGTTTTTCCGGCGTAAACGTTATGAGTGTTGCCGAGCCCATCAGTCAGCACGCCAGCAGGACACACATACGGGTCTCGGCGACACGACTCAGCATTACCAATAAGTTCCAGCCCCGATTTATTCGTTCTAACCTGCCCGTTATCGAGCACAATCCCGATAATGACGCCGACAGAACAAACTACCCCAACTGCGATTTTACGTTTGCTCATGCTCATTCGCCCCGCGCCGCTTTACGCCTGTCTTCCTTAACTTTGAAATAAAAATTCGTCAGGAATGTCAGGCCAGCAAATGCAAGACTCCCCAGCACGCCGATTGCGGCCCACTGCTCGGGCGAATATCCGTCTAGCAACTGTTTAATCCAGTACGCTGCACTGCCACCAGATGTGCCGTATGAAATAACGGTGGTCGTTTTGTCCATTCTCATAGCCTCACCTCCCCTGCGGGGTTGGCGCTGTGTGATTAAAAAAAGTGAAAATAAAACTTGTTAGATAACCGATAATCGGTTATATTTATTCCATCGAAACGAGATAGCCACTAACTACCGGAGATAACAAAATGAGCAAGAAATTCTTGGAAATCGTGGGTAACGCATCAACTAGCGCAACGTTTAACGGGAAACTGATTGGGCACAATGTCAATGCCTACGAAAAAGACGGTGAAATCATTATCCACCTGGAAACAAATGGATCTCGCTGGAAATCATCGCCAGAAGTAAGGATGACAAAAGAGGAATATGATTCGTTTTGCGAAAAACAATCTCGCCCTCTATTCGTTCGCGGCATTGAGTTATTTGGCGCAGACGTCCTGTTGAGTTAACGCTATGGATTTAACTGAATACATCAAGAAAAAATTTGGCGGCAATCAAGCCGCCTTCGCTAGGCACATGGGAGTCAGGCCGCAGAAGGTACAGGACTGGCTCAATGCAAGCTGGTTGGTTGTCGATAACCAGCTCTGCTCACCTCGCCGCGAAATCCCGCCGATCCCATAATGCAAAAGCCCCAGCGGTTAGGCTAGGGCTTGAATGTGTGCCGCACCGACTTAAGAGTCACGAACGGCAGCTTAGGTATAATTATGGGTAAATGGGTAAACGCTGTCAAGCACTTTCATGCAACATGCTTAATTTTCTCGACACGTTTGCGACTTTTAAACGCATTTTGCAGCGGAGTGTAGAGAATATACAGCGTGGCTTCTAACACCTGAGCAATTTCTTTCCGTAGAGTTTCCTCTGATGGTTTACGCCACCCCTCGCCCAGCCTCCCTTTATCGATTTTGCGTGGCCTTGCGGTCTTGTGATAGTACGATGCAATTGCTCGCTTAGATGATCCGTGAGCGTAGTAGCTGAGAAGAATACCGAGCGCCCTTGTGTCAATGCGCATGACGGAATCTACGACCTGAGAAATCAACATCCCGTCATCATCATTGCACATGGGCCTGCTCATCACTCTACTCGGCTCCGCTCTCTCCATGAATTGCGCTATCACACTGCTTTGTCGCTTATCTAGTCGCCCTGAATAGACCCACGCACCCCACAACTCCAGCCAACCATTGATCCATCTGTGTTGGTCATCAGTAAGATTCAGTTCAGCTATTGCCATTCTTCCTCCGCTTGGGTTCGACATCCCACGACTGAATGTGTGTAGGTGCTGGATGTGGGGTTATTGGGGTGAAGAGTGATAAAATGTAGGTGATGAGCTTCATGGTTCCACCCTCTCGTTTTGCCACAGCGGAAGAGACTCTTTGCATCCGGCCTTTCTGATTCTGGCCTTCGCATTTTTCTCTATCTGAATCAGCTTTTCGATGTTCTGCCGGCGCTGCTTTTCCTCGCGACGTAGATACTTCACGCTCTCCATGTATCTGTTTTCGGTTTCGCATAGGTGCAACAGGTAGTTGAATGGCTCTACCAGAGAGTCACAGCGGCGGCAGCGCAAAGTCCTCTCTTTCTCATCAACCCAAACTGCGTCGTGGTGACAGAAAATCTTCTTCTCGCTTTCGCGCCGCATAGCCAAGTCTTCGGCAATGTCCTCTTTTCTTTCTGGAAATGCGACAACGTTGTTCAATTCACTTTCGGTATCAGTGCTCATGCTGCCTCCCGTTGTTTGATTAGCGCCCGCGTCTTGTTCTTGCCGACAAAATTGCTGGCATCACGTGATGAGTGGGTCTTTTTAGGGCTGAATAACGCTTCCTCGTCAGTCATGCCTGAGCGTTTCCGTCGCAAGATAGTTGCGTAGCTAACCTTTGTCCTCGGGTCACGCTGCCAGTCTGTGGCCGTTTTGGTTTCGCCGTTGAACGTGAGGAGTGGTACGGTGGGAGCGTGAGTTCTTTCTTTCTCTGCCCATGTTTTGTGGTAAACAACGTCGCTGACGGTAGCGCGAGACACGCCAAAAAATTCAGCTATATCTTTGTTTTTTATTCCATTCGCAAACATTACCCTTATCTGTGCAACAATTTTTTCATTGCAAATATTTCTTGTGGTATTTCTTGCTTGCTCTTCGTCTGTAGACCATCGGCAATTTTCCGGGCAATAACCCTTGCTGTTATCGATGCGATCAATTGAACGGCTTTGACTGTAACCATGCGACATGGCCCACTCATAGAAAGGTTCAAATCGCTGCCACTCATCACATACCGATATGCCTTTGCCGCCATAATATGGATAACTATCAACGTTTGGATTGTTGCAGCGGTTAAGCATGTGGCGGTAAATTCGATAAATTCTGCTTTTCGACATGCGATGAGAGCCATGTCCATCCGACCTCCTACAGCCGCAGGATTTTGATGATCCGTTTCTCAGCCCATCACCTTGGAATGGCTTAACCTTTCCACAAACACAACGACAATCCCAATACACCTGATTGCGGTTGCCGGTAGTTTTTGACTTCGCGATCACTGTTAAATGCCCGAACTGCTTTCCCGTCATGTCTATAAGCTTCATGCGCCCTCCAATTCAGTGATGACGATATCCAGACCGCCGCCCTTCACTCGCTCACCGCGCCTTACCCTGAAATCGTCTATCTGCTCGTCGTCCAGCATGAAACCGGCGTGCGTGAGCGAATCGAAAACTGCTTTTTGCAGGTTGTCGAGGTCACGGCGTCGTTTGTCTGGAACGTTGGCGATGATGGAAATTTTCAGTCTTGCGGGAGTGTTGATATCGAGGTTTTGTTGCTGGATTATCTGGATGATTCTTTGTCGGTAGTCTTTGCCTTTCTCGCTGATATAGTGCCTGTGTCGTGCGTGTCGCCAGTAAGTGTTCAGGCTTGGCGGCCACGGCAATTTGAGGTGATATTCAGTCATCGTTTTATCTTCCCCTCTGCCAGTAAAACGGCCTGCGTTCTGATTACACCTTCTAGGTGTGCCAGATGTGCGCTATCTGCGTCTGTGAGGCGCGTACGGCGGTCTATTTCGTCATGGCATGATGAGCATGTCCACGCGCCGAAAAGGTCATCAGGCTTGATTCCAGTGCCGCAAATTCCAGACATTCGATAATGCGCCAAGACTACGGTTTCAGCATTGCAGTTACAGATACCCGGGAGCCTGACCTGACACTCGCGCCCTCTGGCCTCTTTGCGTAAATTAGCCATTGCTTTCACTCCTCACTCTCTCAGTTACTTCGCCCTCAATCAGAAGCCTGGCGCATTCCTCGTGTGCGTATACCTCACCGTTTTTCATCTCTGCATTACATGCGCAGCACAGCGGGTAGCCCTCGTAGCTCACGCCCCATGAGCGATGTAAGCAGCCCTTTTGATAGTCGGTTATGTCATCTGGAGTTAGCATTCAATTCCTCCAGTCGGTCTTCAAAGCAGATATCGTCGTAATATTTTTCTTTCTGGCGAGCCTCAAAGTGCTCCTGATTCACCTCTTCAACCCTGAACACCACACCCACGATTCCAGTGCATTTGTTCAGGTACTCGCCGTCATCCTCCAGAGCATCGCTAATGACTAAATCGACGGTTTCCTTTAAGCACAGAAGAGCGCATTTCAAGTTGATAAAATGCCGATGGTCTGTCATGCATGATGTAACTCGGTATGTCAGCTTTTTCGGGCCAGCTTCGCGGCGCTTCTGCTCTCGCTCAATTTCACTTTTCAGGTCAGCTAATTGATGGTCATTCATGTTTTCGTATTTGCTCATCTGGCTCTCCTGCTTCTGGTTCTGTCCCACATAGCCTTTTGGAGTCCGTAGACATAATCGAATGTCTGGACTTCGTTAGCGGGTGGGATTGGTTTTGGTTTGTTTCTACTGCGGCGGGTAGGTCTGAATATCATGCTATCCATTACTACTTGAGTTGGGCTTCGTATCATGCGGCCCTCGCTTTTCTGAGTCGCGTCACCATTGGTGGCAGTAATTCAACCGTGCTTTCGCAATCGTTGCCCCACACATCCCATCCCGGTGCGGATTCACGTGCAAATAGCTCAATGCGCGGAACGTCACCCAGCAGGCGCAGCAGCAAATCGCGAATCTCTGGTGGCTTGGCGCTGTGTTCGAAACGTGGTGCTGTGATGTGCTGGCAGATTGATGCGTCGAGCCGTTCGGGGAGTTTGCCGCGCACAGCAAAAAGGCAATCTTCGCTGTTGGCTCTCGTCATGTGTCCCATGCCGATCACCGATTTGTCGCGCTGCCGACTTCCAACCTTGTGCCACGTGAAGCCCTTCATTGTCATCAGCCGGAATCCCCATGCATCCATGACCTTTAGCGCCTCAGTTGGCTGCGTTGGTACCCACCACATAGCCAGTAAGCACGCCTCGGGATCGGCTAACTCCCACACTGGCAGACGGCATATTGCCGATAAATCCATGGTGGGGTATTTGAAATCTACGCCACGTTCCCCGTCTTTAGCCTTGTCACGGTATGACCAGGGCGGATCGGCGTAGATGAGTTTAAATTTATTCATCCCCGCACACTCCGCAGTAGCTGGTCGAAACGCTGGATAGCTGAATTCATCGGGATGCGCGGCTTAGTCGATACCGGACGCCCCAGCCTGATTGATTCTTTCAAGTCTCCCGCTGGCGCATACTGATACTGGCCTTTATTTCCCGTCCGAGATAGTTCACCCCGTTTAATCATGTCGTTAATTGCAAACGCAACGTTACGACCCTCCCAGCCTACGCTGTCGCAGTACAGCCGGAGTTGCGTGAATGTCGCTCTGTTGTGATTTTGAAAATAGTCACTGATTATTTTTCGTGTTGTCATGAAAACCTCAGAAAAAATTCTGTAGCCTGTTGAGAATGTTTTCGTCTCTCGTTCCAGCGAAAACGTGTTTGATAGCGGCGTTGATTAATGCGCTGTAGCAGCGTTCGAACTCGTCTGGCTCCATGTTCGCGTATGCCAGGCTCTTAGCCTCTGTGCGGACATCACCGTTTAGCCTTACCGTTTGCTCATAGAACCCGGCGAGTATCGTCAGGTCTTTGCGGAATCGGTCAAACTGTGTAGCCTCGTCCATGTTCTCAAGTCCTGCCCGGTCAGCGCTCCAGTGCTGAAAGCAGAAATTGAAAAAGGCGAAAGCTTTACGGTGAAAGGCTGGATTTCTGGTTAACTTGAATTCGGCGGTGTACATCTCGCCATTTTTGAACTTTGTTAGACGGGGTAGGTCATGTTCGAAAGCTGGACAGAAAACGCCACCGGCATTTTTGACCATTTCGATTTGCACTAATCACTCCTTACGCATACCACTTTGTCATTGCTTCGAAAGCGTCCATTGCCTCTGATAGACCGTGTTCACGCAAATATTCAACCATCAAATCATCTGCATCCGCATGAGCTGACTCGGCACCGTAATCACCCTTGGCGATATCCAACATTCGCTTTGTAAATGATTCTTTCGTCATATCACTCATCCTCACAGTTATACCGGCTGACCTGACTGCTGAAATTACATCGTCACGCCCAGACTCATACTCCTTGTTTGTTACGTGAGTGACGTCGTGTGGCAACTCCACCACTAGCGCCGCCCTGCTTTTGGCCCAAGCATCGTCATAAGCCTGATGCGCTATTTGCTTCAATACTGCGCCCAAGGCAGTTTGAACATCACAGTGATGCTCTCCCCACCATTTTTCGAATGCTGCGTTGCTCTGCCCTGTGCTCATCGTTTAATCCCCTGCCTGTGGCTTTTTAATTCACTCTCAGTGCTGCGTAACCAATCTGGCGAAAAACTTCCATACGCCCAATATGCCAAGACGCTGCCGCACTTTTTGCAGTAATGCACTTCTTCACAAACATGCGACGCTATTGTGTCCATAATGCGGCTATTGATATCAGGGCTGATGCAGACGTAGCAGCGTTTCGGCTCTCCGTCTCGATGAAAATATTTGTCGTGGAATTTCATTTCCTAACTCCCATAAATAAGCCCACTAGTATCAGCAGGCTTATTAGCTCTGTGATGTGTGTGGATGGCATGTTTAGTCCTGTGGTGGCTGTGGCTTTTCCTGCCAGTGAGTAACACGAGGAGTGCCGTTAATCGCAATCGTGTTAGGACCGATGCGAAATGTCGCGCCGGTATACTCGGCCTCTTTGACCAGCGGCGTTACGGTTTCACTATCAAAATCAATAGAGACCAAAACATACATGCCCTTTTTCGGCATCTGCGTGCTGCACTTAATCCAGCCCATTAGCTAATCCCTCCTCGCTAGTTTTTACTTTCACTGTTCTACTCCCCCTGATTTGACTCGGATGAGGTTGAATTTTTGACATAAAAAAGCCGCTTAATAAGCGGCGGTATCTTGGTGGGGATTTATTACAAATCAATTCCGGCGTTAGCGCTTGCCTCTTTAATAAACCTACGCAGGATGTCATTTGTAATCCATGATTTTTCCGTTAAATGGAAAATCCATCCCACCAATTGCTCCGCCGTGCTGCATGAAACCAGTGCTATAGAATACTCTCCGTCAATATGTTCGCCGGGAATATTGATGAGGATATGGGTATCATCAACAGTGACGATTTCTGATAAACGAGCTTCGTTTTCCAAGTATGCGTTTATATCTAGTTTTTTGGTTGTCATGTCGTTTCCCTTACAATCTTTTGGTTAAAATCCGTTGCGCTTAGAAGCCGTTCTCTCCTTCCGCTCGGATATCCTCATTTGTGCCATCTGTTGATCAACGTCATACAGAATTCCGTTACGCTGCTCGGCATACACCGTTCCGCTAGAACCATGCCTGTTTAGGCGCAAAATCAGTTCTGTTTCGCTATCACAAACACCTTCATTATCCTCGGCCTCCCGATAAATTCCCAGCCAGTAATCACAGTCCTGTTCAATCTGGCCTGTAGATCTGGAATCGCTTGGTACGGGGCGCTTATTAGCGCGCGCTTCGGAGCCTCGATTAAGCTGAGTAAGCAGTACGACAACGCAGTTAATCTCTTTAGCCAATACCTTCAGACCTTTTGTGATGATCCCGTATGCCTGCGCTTCGGTATCAGCTTTTTCCGCCGTCATCAGCGTAAGGTAATCAACTAAAATCATCCCTATATCGCCGCGCTCCCGTTTAATCCTGCGAGACTCAGAAACGATATGTGATAGGGAAAGACCGGGAGTGTCATCAATGTACAGGTTATTGGTATTTGCAATCTCTCCACCCTTCGCTAGGGCTAGGGCGAACTTACTCTCATCGTAACCGTTTAAATAAAAAACGTTAGAGTTCACCTTGCTGTGCTGTGACACTATGCGCTCTACCATCTGGTCTTTTGGCATTTCAAGGCTAAATGCTAAAGCTGGCAGCTTTTCTTCGACAGCGCAGTGTATAGCCATATGTTGATAGACCGTGGTTTTTCCCATCTTTGGCCTGGCACCAATAACAAACAACGATCCTCTCACAATCCGTTTTGGTTCCAAGAGTTCATCCAGAGCGGGAATTCCAGACGTAATTCCTATCGATGACGAATCACCTTCGAACCTCTCTCCGACTTTATCAGTCCACTCGTTGAACGCATCACGAAATGGTATCAGCCCTTTGGTATTTCCTGATCTGGACTTATCAGCCAACTGCATAGCCAGTGACTGATAATGCTCCAATTTTTCAGCAGTAGTCATGCCGTTGCGAGCGTAGAGAATTTCCAGCGCTTTGTTGGCCTGTTCGATGGCGTAGCGTTCCATGGCCTTTTCACGCACCACGTTGGCATAGGCGATGATGTTTGCGGCTGCTGGCGTGTTCTTGCTGAGTTCAGCCAGATACGCGAATCCGCCGACCAGATCGATATCACCTGAGCTTTCCAGATTTTCAGATACTGTCAGTAGGTCAACAGTCTGGTGCTGGGCGTTCATGTTCAGCATGGCACGGTAGACTACGGCGTGCTGTCGGTTGTAAAACGCCTCCGGTTTCAGGAATGAGAAAATTTTCTGAGCACGGTCACTCTGTGCATCCAACATGATCCCGCCGATAACGCACTGCTCTGCCTCAACACTGCTCGGTGGAACTAGGTAATCAGCGGTCATCTTTGTCACCCTCCCTCACTTCGATGTACAGCTTCTCAGTGAGAAAACTGTCAAATTTCAGCTTACGCCATGTCTTACCAGTTCTCTCGTCAGGTCGGTCTTCCAGCATCCAGCGGCAGTTCTCACGGATGTAACGCAGGTATACTCGGAAACCATCAAGATCCAGAGGTTTGCCATCCAGATTTCTGGCAATCTTATTTGCCTTAGTCCAGAAGGTGCGGATCAGGTTTCTCCGCCCGTCAGTTAACGACCTCCAACCCCTCGCCTCTGGCAGTTCGTCTTTCAGGCATTGCCAGACTTCATCGCATGAGATTTTTTGCCTAGCGGGTTTTGCCTGTTCAGCTTCTGAATTTTCTTCGCCAGTTGCACACTCATTAGATTTATCTAATGAGTTATTATTTAATTCTTTCTCTGTGGTAATTTGTTGGTAATCTGTTGGTACAACCTCCGCTGTAGGCGTTGGTGTTACTGGCTTAGCGTTGGTAATTTGTTGGTAATCTGTTGGTACAGAAAATTGCTGATATTCGTCGTATTTTATGACGGTGAAAACAGTGAATTTCTTAGTGCTCTGAGTGCTTATCATCCCCAATTTTTGGTACTTCCTGAGAAGGTATTGAACCCTGTTAGGCTCAATTCCTGTTTCGTATGCCAATGACTTTCTTCCGCTAATGAACTGACCACGCTGACACAACACATCGCCATTCTCAGTCTGTACAACCGCTGGTTCGTAATTTGCTCTCAGTAGTAGATGAACCCATAAATGCGACGCCTCTGGATCTTTGTAGAACGGCGTATCCATGATTTTACGGTGCAGCAAGGCAAACCCCTTACCGCCATTTCTTGGCGACTCCTGCGGCCTTCTGGCCTCTCTTGCTACGGCAAGATTAGTTACGTTGCTCACTGCCTTCCTCCTTAGCCTTGTTCTCTTCCAGCATTTGCCGCAACTTTTCGGCAGCAACTGGACTGACCTTGTTGAGGAAGTCCAGACGAGTGAGGTTTTTATGGTTTCCCATGTGGTGTGGTACACGCTTTTTCATGTATAATTACCTCTAGAAATCGATTGAAATCTGTTCCTGACGCTCGGCTGCAACCGGGCGTTTTTCTTTGATGAGCAACAAAGCAACTTGCTTAGCCAGATGAGCTAGCTCGTCGTCGTTAACTCCCCATTCCAAAATTGCTAGCGCCAAACTCATTAGCCCAAAGAACGAGTGTTTCTCAGTTCCTTTTGCCACTTTCATTCGGCTAACTTGTGATTCGTTTACACCAAGAAAATCAGCAAATTTACGCTGACCAAATACGGTCAATTTATTCAAAATCTGTGATTCGATTTGGCGTGCTTTCTTGCGTGTACTTGCGCGTTCCATTCGTTACTATTTTCCTGTTGTTCAGATACAGGCATCCCGTGGGGTGCCACTTTGTTGTTCGCTGGTGTTCCAGCGAGATAAATTGATAAAGAGCGGTGTTGCTATGCTGCTGTCATGTATCGCTGCGGGTAGAGAATCTGCATTTCGCTAATTTTTCCGCCGAAGAACTGTGAAATTTTTTCCGCAGTTTCAATGGACGTTAGCTGCTTCCCTCGCTCAATCCGGCTCAAGTTACCGACATCGATTTTTGTCGCTAATGCCAAATCGTTGAGGGTAAAACCATTCTCCACACGCATTTTTCGTAATGGTGTATCCATGTGCACCTCCATTTAATGCGCTATACGCATATTACACCACGCATTTAATATGCGCAAGGCGCTTTGCGAGTTACGCAAAAAGGTTATTTAATCAAGTAATGGAAATAGGTAAACGAATTAGACAACTTCGCAAAGCGAAGAGCATGACTATCCTTGAACTTGCCACGTCGATCGGAAGTGATGTGGGGAATGTCTCTCGTCTGGAAACCGGCAAACAAGGATACTCAGAGCAAACTATCAAGAAGATAGCAGACGCTTTGGGGGTTAAGATTTCAGACCTTTTTACAGAGGAAAAAATCTCCTTGCCTCCCAAAAAAGAACCAAAATACATAATCGATGTGTTAGATGCAGAGGCTAGTGCTGGGAATGGTCGTTTTGCATCTAGCGAAGTTGCAGAGACGATAACAAGCATCGCATACGAAACCGCCCGAGCCCTGGAGATTTTTGGTCACCGACCATCAGAAAGTATAAAAGTGATCACTGTCACAGGCGACAGTATGTCAGGGACTATTGAAACGGGAGATTACATTTTCGTTGATGTGTCAAAAGACTATTTTGATGGGGATGGTATTTACGTATTCTCGTTCAAGGGCGCGTTACTAGTGAAGCGATTACAGTTTACCGCTGACGGATTGGTTGTGCGTTCTGACAATGTTAAATACAGCGACTGGATTATCACTGATAGTAACGAGCAGTATCTTAAGATCGTCGGGCGAGTTATCTACAGTCACGGCATAAGCAGGTATGTGTAGGGAGAAGCAGAATTTTAACCACACACACTAAATAAATTTAATTTTCCCTTTTTGGGAACTGAAGATATAGTATAAGAAGGATCTGCCGCATAATGCCAATGATAGTTACCGGCACGAAACTGATAACTGATTATTGCAAAAAGCACAATCAGGCCGCTGGGGCGCTAACCGCGTGGCTCGATGAAGCAAGAAGAGCTAATTGGTCGAACATACATGACATCAAGTCCATGTTTAGTAGTGCTGATAGTGTCAATAATTTTGTGATCTTCAATATCAATGGCAACAATCACAGGCTAGCTGTGGAAATCGAATACATCGGAAAATACGTTGTCATAAGATGGATAGGCACTCACGCCGAATATGACAAAAAAAATCGTAAAGGAGGATTTAAATTATGACTAAGAAATTGTTAAACATAATAAAATCCGAAGAACAATATGATGAATACATGTCAGAGGTTGTATCATTACTTGATGCTGGGCTACACCCTGGGACAGATGATTTTGACCGGTTTGAGCATCTGAACATCCTCATCCATCACTATGAAGAAAAACACTTCCCTGCCGTCAAACCAACTCCGGTTGAAGCGATTAAATTTCGGATGGATCAGCAGGGCCTCACCCAGTTTGACATGAAACAGTTCATTGGATCGGCATCAAAAGTTTCCGAAGTATTAAGTGAAAAGAGACCGCTTAGCCTATCAATGATCAAGAGAATACACGATGGGTTAGGCATCCCGTTGGATGTATTAATCCAAGACACTAGCGCCCCAGAGTGGAATCCAGTTCCAGTAGCACGTGAGTCTTTCGATATCAAAGACCAGATAGAAACAATGACAAAAAGTCTAATGGCCACCGTTTGGAGCGATAAACCTGTAGTCGCCGAGAATGCAATCCTGTACAAGTTGCCGATTTCGAAGCAATCTTACGATACAGAATCCCATTCTAAGACCTACTCAGTTATCGATAGTGGACCCAAAACTGTCTCATCGCTCTTAACACAAATGGCCGCTATTGTCGCCAATGACGAACCACAAAAAAACTGGATTCTAGTTTAAAATCATGAAGATAGAAATAGCCAAAAAATCAGTTCATAGCCTAAAATTCGAGCTTCTAAAAGACGACAACTCGAAAAGTAAAAAAACGCGCCAAGTGAAAATAAAACTTGAAAATGAAACATATGTGAATCAAAAAAACCAAAAAGCCGTTATGGTAAGGAACCTCGTAGAAATTGAGATTGAGCGTGCGGCGAAGATTGATATCATCTATGACTTCGAATACAAATTAGAAGAAATCTTTACTGAAACGCTGGCGAAATCAGACGAATTCAAGCACATAACAATGAGCCAAGCTTACCCATACATAAAATCTTATGTAGAACAGATTGCAACAATGTCAGGTGCCCCTTCCGTGGCACTTCCTTATGTAGACTTCGCTACACTCCCAAATAGAGACGTAGACTAACCCCCCCACCCGACTCCGGTCGGGTTTTTTGTGTCCTTCTCACGATCTCCCCTACTCTGTATCGTAACTAATTGATATTCCTATCGTACGTCTTTAATTGACCTCGTTTTACCCCGATATCGATCTGCCCTGCGCGATCGCCACTTCAAAACCACATAAAAAATAAATTCTCTTATTAATCAAACGCAAAAAACAAATATGCGTATTTTTATAAATTTGCGTTTGACGCATTTGCGTAATGCGCATATATTTATCTCACAGCACGACGCAGCCCACCGCCAAGTGCTCTGCTCTTTAACAATCAGATCCCTGTGAACACACAGGAAAAATTTAACCAACATAGGAGGTGCCAAATGGTGCACTAACGCGGTTAGACCGCAAGTACAAGCCACTGTCATGATGTGGCCCCGAGTCTCTATGAGAGCCAGATGCAGGTCCGAACTGCAACACACGCTGGTGAGGGTTAATAAAGAAAAGTGTGCCGGGATGGGCCAAGAGCGGAAGCCGAAACGCGAACCCGGTTACAGGTGAGAGATGCCATAGAGCTATCAAAACACATCCCCACAGGCATGGGCGCGGCCACTGCGAGAGTGTGGCAAAGCGGATTTACCCTACCGATGCTGGCTCAGGTCGGTAGGCATAAAACCACTGGAGATAATCATGAACAGAAATCAGCGCCGTATGGCTGCGTACAACGCAAAGAAAGCAGCGGAACGCCAAGCAGACAAACGAATTAGCCGCAAAATTGACGCTTTGTGTGGTTGTTCAGAGCGTGTTTTAAAAGCGGTAAATCAGGCGTCAGAACGCAAGCCTGAACCTGAATATTTCGGATCATCCTGCCTGCCGCAAGTGGCGCTGTACAGCGCAGGGCATCGTAAATCTGAAAATGTGACAGCGAGGTAATATGTCTTACATCGACGACAACATTCGCCTTTTATCAGAGTTCAATCAGTCAGACGCGAAAACCGTAGCAACGATGAAAGAATATGTTCTGCCTTGGGCGATTGAAAGACTTAATGACGTAAAGGAACTGTATGTATTATTACCAAGTGACAGGTTATATAAAGAGATTGAGACGTTAAATAACGGAATAATTAAATGTGAAGAAAAGTTAAAGGCCGCCTAGAGCGGCTTTTTTATTACATCATCGCATCAGAAGAGGTATTTATGGTTAGCTTCGATGAGCTTTACGCCTTCATTAAGAAACATCGTCGCCACTCTCGATTTGAAGGTAGAAATAGCGAAGGTTTTTGGGGTCGAGATTACTCAAAGAAAGTCACTCAGTCTTATATGGACGACCTCGTTAAGTACGGACATTCATGGATGAGTAGACATGAGCACAATGTTGGTCGCGGGTTTAAATTCGACGTTGACCTTAACATTGATTATGGCGATGAGGTTGTTGAATATCCGAGCAATACGGGAAATCTGACGCATTTATTTTAATCATCGCATCAGAAGATGCGTAAGGGGTGAGAGGTGGAATGTGCAACCTGTGGCGGCCTTGTCATCTGGAAAGTACCTTTAATTAATTTGACGCACACGGAATGTCAGCAGTGCGGAGCGATAAATAATCAAGTCCTCGAAAATTACACAGAGGAAGAATTAGAACAAGAGGATGAGTATTTAGCAATTGAACGCGGTGACGAAGAATAACCCCGCCAACACCAGAGAATACCACGCCACCGACAGGTGGTTTTTTTACGCCCATTTGCAACACCAGGGGAAACTATGAGCGACGAGTTAATCAGCGGATATAAACGTTATTACGCAGCGATGGGAATATGCTTGATTGTTATGTGCGTTATTCTCGTCGCGATACTGAGTGTTATTTATTAATTGGAGCGAGTGATGTGTGATGATGATAACGACTCATTATCTGAATACTGGAAAGATTTGAAGCCATTTTTAAAGGAACGAAGAAGACAAGCAAGGAATTCCGCACATGAAGGAATTAAGCGTTTCTTTGAAAGAAATGGTGTCACATTCGAAGAAGGAGAAAACACTCTGATATTCAGAACGCCACAAGGAACGGTGGCATATTACCCACCAAGTCAAAGGATGCAGCACAAATCAAAATGGTTTGATGCAAGCCCAACCTTTTGCATGAATTACGTGAACAAACTTAGATCTGTGTAAAAGCGGATTTCATACCCATGCTGCTATTAGGCGGCATAGTTATGAATAAACCAACATATAGGAAGCCACGATGAACGTAGATATCTGTGGCGGCGTTATCGTGTGCCGCCAATTCGACGCAATTAAATCAATTGAGTTTAGCGCTAAAAATATATTAACCAGCGCGAGTTTTACGCCACCGCCTCGGAAAACGTTAATACAGATAATCATAGAATTTCTAAACCGGAGGATTCAGCCGTGAGTGATTATATCCCGCCGCGATATCCACAATCACGTAACGCCAGCATTTCATGGCATCGATTATATGTATCGATGGCTAGAGAGTGCAGAGCAAATGGTTGGAAGCGAGAGGGAGCCGAGTTTCTACGAAAAGCGGCTCTGGAGCGTACGTGTGTTCAATATTTCTTGCCTAACGGCAAAGAACCATTCTGAGGTGAATTGTGGAAACGAAAAAAGTGTACGCAGCTATTAGCGCTGTGGCTGAGGAAATGGCGACGCAAGGGATTAGCAAAAGCAGCCGGAACGCGCAACAGGGCTTCATGTTTCGAGGTATCGACCAAGTATATAACGCCCTTGCCCCTGTACTGGCAAAGCACAGGCTGGTGATTCTCCCTCGCATCACAGAAAGAACAGTGACCGAGCGAGTAACACAGAAAGGCGGAACCTTATTTTATGTCGTCGTGAAGGCTGAATTCGACTTCGCCAGTGCAGAGGATGGAAGTGTTCACACGGTAGTGACCTATGGCGAGGCGATGGACAGCGGAGACAAGGCGACCAATAAAGCCATGTCTATCGCGTACAAATACGCCGCGTTTCAAGCGTTCTGCATTCCTACGGAAGAAACCGCAATCGACCCTGACGCCGAGTGCCATAACGTCGCACCGCGTAGCCCCGATGAAATACTGAAAGACTTCACTGCGCAGGCGGCAGACTGCCAAGCGTCAGCAGAACTTGATAGCATCTATAAACCAGCATGGAACGCGCTAAGCGCCAGCAAACAGCATCAGGATGAATGCGTGAAAGTTTACCGGCTGCGTAAAACAGAACTGAAACAGGCGGCATAAATGGGACAGAGAGGCGTCAACAAAGTAATTCTTGTCGGACATTTGGGTCAAGACCCGGAAGTCCGCTATATGCCGAATGGTGGTGCAGTTGCCAACATCACGCTGGCTACGTCGGAAAGCTGGCGTGACAAGCAAACCGGTGAGCAGAAAGAGAAGACCGAATGGCACCGTGTGGTTCTGTTCGGCAAACTGGCAGAAGTTGCAGGCGAATACCTGCGCAAAGGCTCTCAGGTTTATATCGAAGGCGCACTACAAACCCGTAAGTGGGCCGATCAGTCTGGTGTAGAGCGTTACACCACTGAAGTGGTCGTTAATGTCGGTGGCATCATGCAGATGCTTGGTGGCAAGCAGGATGGCGGGCAGCAACAACCAAAGGGCAATGGGCGACAACAGCAACCACCAGCGCAAAATAATGAGCCTCCGATGGATTTCGACGACGAGCCACCATTCTGATTTAACCCAACCAAAACAGCAGCACACTGATTCACTCGGTGGTTTTGTGCTGCCTAAATTCAGGTGTCCATATGGCATGCAATTATTATGAGGAATTGGAAAGAAGAAAAATAAGCCGAATGTCTGAAAGAGAAATGGAAAGATATTTAAAACATCAGGCTGTGGTTAAAGGGGTCATATCGGCTATTGATTGTGCTGACAAGGGGATACCGCATCCGCAAATAATTGACCGAGAAAAATCAATTAACGACATTATTGACAGAAAAATATCTGAAATGGAATTGGCTGAATTCCAGAGAGAAAGAATAGCCAAAACGCCAAACCCTGAGCGCAATGAGAATATTCAGGCTGACCCATACGCCGACCGTAGCGGATGGATTAGAGATAACTGGACCGGTGACTAATTAATTTAAGTCGGGGTAATCATGCCAGAGATAATTGACCAAGCAAACGAACTCGTAGAGTTAACAATTCAACACGCATTAGCTAACCGCCCTCCTCCGCCAGTATTCACAGGTAAATGCCGTAATTGCGGAGAGACTATTAGCGCGGGTAATTATTGCGATAAAGATTGTCGTGAAGATTATGAAAAGAGGGAGAGGAATAATCATGTCAGATAAATCATATTCAGAGTTGGAATTCTTGAATGAAACAGCCGCAAAGGTCATGCAGGAATTCGCTGATGAATTGGGGTGTCGTCCTGATAACGAAATCATTTTGCAGGCTATCGATGATTTAAAAAGCAAAGTCGCAGAACTGGAAGCGCGACTGGCGGCTTATGACAGGGCGGCGGAGAAGCCTGTAGCGTGGATGGTTATACGTGACGGGGATCTCACGTTCCCGAGGGTTTTTGAGAAAGAGACCCTGGCTGATTGGGTGATTAATCAAGTTACACTCAACCCTCGGGGAACAAAGGTTTCGTTATTCACCGCCCCACCCCTGCCTGTAGTGCCGGATAAGTTTCATCTACTAGCTGAACAGGCGGCTATTGTTGAGCATTCGCTTGACGAGCTAGGTGTTGGGGCGGGTGACTATGCAGATAACCCGCAGTTGCGGTTATGGGGCCGTGTCTATGCCTACGGTGGTGTGCAGACACCCAAGTGTTCGACGCAACAACGCACCCTGCCTGTAGTGCCGAATGAGAGAACGGATAGCCCGTATGACCCCAGCAATATGTATCGCGTAAACGAGCATGAGTACAATCGCGGATGGAACGCCTGCCGCGCCGCAATGCTCCAGCACCATTCCGGTGATGCTGCCAACGCAGCCAAGGTTGCAAACGCCACACCAGAGGCGCAAGCCGATGGAAAAGCCGCGCTACTTAAATTACTTGAAGAGCCACAAAGCATCCAGTTGATGAACCATTCCGAGCAGCAACTCGATATGGTCAACTCTCCGGTAATACCTGAAGGTTGGGTGTTAGTTCCGCGTGAAATCCACCTCGACGCCAGCGACATAGCATCAATCTGTTCTCAGTGCGGCGATGGCGGGCATATGTGCGGGGAATTCACTGAGGGCGTTCTATGGGTCGGCCACACTCTCGATGAGCCACCAGTGCATGGCCTACACATATCTAACGCGGATTATCCAGAAGAGGGGTGCATCACGCTAGTTGAGTTCGCCGCCGCACCCCATCCGGGTGAATCATCATGATTATCGGATTCATTCTACTCGTTAGCGCATGTGGCTCCGACTATTGCGATGCTCTGCCAGTTTCTGAGCGCGTTATGACGTTTAACGAATGTCAGAACTTGATAACGTTAATTCACGAAAAAAGACCGCATGCCACGCTGTTGTGTGCTCCGGTCAACGACGACTAACCAGCCTCGCTAATGCGGGGCTTATTTTTGGAGATGAAGATGAGCGGATATACGAAAGGGCCGTGGGACTGGGAGAACGGTGTGTTGTGTAGTGATAAGTACATTGTTGGCGGAAATTCGCATAGTTTCAATGCTAGCAATAAGGCGCTAATCGCCGCCGCGCCGGATTTGCTTGAAGCATTGAAACTAGCAAAGCACGTCGCTGAAAATATGCTGCCAGCGAATAGCGCTTCAAGAAAAAGGGTAGTGCAGATGGCGGGTGATGCCATTGCTAAAGCGATAGGTGAATCATGAAACGAACAACCCCAGCCGCCAAAATCGCCATAGCCGCTCTTGTAGCGGCTTTTTTGTGGGTGCCATATGCCCTATGGAGCATCACATGATCCGAATTCCACTACCAACATGGCTACTCACATTAGCCACATCAGTATTTATTGCATGCATTTACGTACACGGCAACGAGGGCAATCTCGTTAATTTGATTATCAGCAGCATCGGATTTTTTCTGTGCCTGCCGGATATGATTTGTCGGATTATTGAGTTCTGCAAATCCCTGAGAGGCAAAAAATGAACCCTCTCGATTATGTCGTAGTTGCTGTATTCGCCGCCGCGCTGTTCCGCGTTTTTTGGTAATCGATATGCAAACAGAAACGGAGAACGCTATTAGAAGCGTCGCTAAAGCCTGTCGTAGCGAAATAATCACCGCAACGGCAGGTCTGCCGAAAAAAAACCACGATCCGATTATCACACGCATTTTAGACAAACACGCTAAACGCATAACCGCCCTGCCGCCGAATTCATTCAGTGCAAAACTTTGGCTGAGCTATTTCGTGCGCGTCGTTGATGCTGAAGCTAAGTGAGGAAATATGGAAAATAACATCATCTACACTAGCGATGTACTGAATCGCTACAACATAACACCCAAAACATTATGGAAATGGCGCGACAGCAAGAAAATGCCCAAGCTCTTCAAAGGGCCATTCCCAGCACCAGCAATACCAGGTAACCCTAACCGGTGGAGGGAAAGTGATGTTTTGTTGTGGGAAGAACGGAACGTAACTAGCCAACAATCCGCATGATATATTCCTCCCAGACTTTCAACCAATGGCGCTGATCATCCATGTAATCATGAAGGTTGTAATGCGCCATTACCCCCGTCATTTTATGACCGAGAATCTTTTCGATGACATGCGGAGGACAACCCATTTCTGACAATTTCGTCGCTATAGTTCTGCGAAAATCGTGAATACCCCAATCAGTAATTCCTGTTCCTACACTAATAAATTTCGCATAGTTTGATGCAACGCTAGGGTTTATTGGTCTATCCTGCTCTCCCTGGTAATTCCTCATGCGGGAAGAAGTAAGAACATGGGATGTACTAACCCTCTCCTTCCTTTCAAGCAGCAACTTCCTCACTTCTTCTGTCAGCGCCCGCCTTACCTTGCTTCCTGTTTTGTATTCATCGGAAGGAACGGTCCATGTGTTATCATCGAAGTTAAACCATTCCCATTTAGCCAAGCGTATTTCAGCGGTTCGGCACCCAGTGAGCATGACAAATTTGATCAGGAATTTCGCTTCATCGGTCTGGTGTTCATTAAGCCATTTCCATATCATTTTTAGTTCATCAGGGGTTAACTGCCTATCGCCTTTTTTTGGCGTCGTTCCGACATTGCTTGGGCGCAGGTCAGCTATTGGATTTACATCTATCACCCCCCGATTAAGGCAGAATGAAAACGCACGTTTGCATAATGCCGTCATGTAATTAGCCATTACAGGGCTATCTATTTTGTCAAGAATATCTAACCAGTTACGTCTCGTCGTTTTGCACAGTCTGATATCACCAAAATCCGGGGAAATGTGTTTTGCGTATACAACGCGATAGTAATCTATTTTTTTTATGTTGCGCGGGATGCAATGTTTTTCTATCCAATAATTAAACGCATCATTGACAGTCATGGCTTGGTCGCTGTTTCTTCTTTCTAACTGAATCATCTCGCGAGGATCTGACCCGTCATTTAACCACCCTCTGAGAATGTGCCTGCGTTCTCTCGCTTGCGCGATCGTCATTGATGGGTATTCACCAATTGATAGTTGAACTTCCCTTCCTTTCCATCTATATCGATAGAAAAAAGTTATCTTCCCAGTCGCGCTTATGCGTACATTTAATCCATTCGAGTCGGATAGTATCTCTATGGATTCTCGCCTTTTAGCCAGTGATTTCCTCAACTTAGTGTCACTTATCATCTTTCTTTCTCTTTTCTGTGTACGCACCTATGTACACAAGTTAACATCCAAGAGAGTAAAAGAAAGGTTATTCTAATCCATGATTGTAAGTGCCTCATTACCGTAATCATTGGTTTTGTGGAATAAATAGAAATGAAAGTAAAATAAAATGGAATACAAGGAAATGGGATGTGTCACAATATAAAAAAGTGTTTTAAAGATTCGACTGATATAGGTCATGATAGTACGAAAAATCATGACCTCTTACCTCTTCACCAAAAGCTGAAATATTTTAGTCATTTAACAGTGATAGTTTGACCGCTATTCATCTATAGAGGGTCAACAATCATGTTAATGCCTGCGGTTTTGCGAAACGGAATTGCTGCTCTCCGCCGCCGTCATCGCCTAAGTATTCTCTCCGGATTGTTATTGATCATTGGGCTATTTTCTTTACTGCAATTGGTTTCTATCGGCGTTATTTCTCAAACGATGACACAGGTCCGACAGGATATCTCCGCGAACGAGGGCCTTCGCCAGCAACAAGCGGTAATGGATAAAGCACGGATGGAAGTGATGAATGCCAGCGACAAACTTAACCGAGCGGGTATTTATCTGTTGGTAGACAAAGAAACAGGATCTGAAGGCAGTTGGCATAGCCTGATGGATGAAGCGGAAGTGTCTCTGAAACAGGCACAAGCGCACTACCAGCTACTGGGGACAGCCACGACAGATGAAGCAGACACACCAGCCTTTGTCGATTTGAAAAAAAGTTACAACCAGCTTTATTCCGGGCTGGTCGAGCTAGCCGAGGGAATCAAGACCACTAACCAGATCGATATCTTTTTTGCTGTCCCGGTTCAGGCCTACCAAAGCGATTTTACCCAAAAGTATTCGCACTATCTGCAAGATACCGATGCCCTACAAAAGCGGCATGGTCAACAATTCTTATCCTCTCTCGATCGCGCGAAAACCATTTTTATCACGGTTCTGGGACTCTTACTGGCGATCACAATCGCAGTGTGGGTTGGTGTTAATCGGGTCATTATTCGCCCACTGACACAAATTATTACCCATTTAAAACGGATCGCCGCTGGCGATCTATCTCACACGGTCAACACAGAAATCCGCGGTACACGCGAAGTTGAACAGCTCAATACCAACGTCATTCAAATGCAGGAAGGTCTGGTCACGTTGGTTAATCAGGTTCGTCAGGGCGTTGACCACATGGTGACACAGGTCGATCGCGTCGCTGCGGATAACCAACAGCTTTCCGAACAGGCGAATCGCCAATCCCGCGAACTTAAAGCCACAACTGAACACATTATTCAGCTCAGCCAACATCTGGAACAAAATACTCTGCATACTCAACAGGCCAATTTGCATGCGGAAGACACCAGCAAAATTGCCACACAGGGTGAAACGATGATGAATGACGTCAGGGCAGCGATGTCAGATATCGCAGGCAGAACGCGAGAAATGACGGAAGCAATTGGGATGATTGAAAACGTCGCATTCCAGACGCACATTTTGTCTTTGAACGCAGCGATTGAAGCCGCACGGGCTGGGGCCATGGGGCGTGGGTTCGCTGTTGTCGCACGAGAAGTTGGCACACTGGCTTCGCAAAGCAGTCACTCTGCACAGAATATTAATGTGCTGATCCGTGATTCAGACAACAGCGTAACCGCAGGAACACGGCTGGTAAACAAGCTGAATGACAGCCTACAGAACATCATCCAAACGGCGAAAGGAACAGGCACGTTTCTGAGCGAGATCTCGGAAATATCGCATCAGCAAAATGAAAGCATTCATGAAGTGACTGCCCGACTCAGCACGCTGAACGACACCGTCAGAGAAAATGCGGGTCAGGTTGAAGCCTCCGCGCACACCTTCACCTTACTGCTGGAGCAAACGGAACATCTCAATGCCTCGGTATCGTTATTTATCCTTCCCTCAACAGGGCATGACGCTAATCCGATGATTGACCAGAGAGAAATGACTCAGCGTATTCCAATGGTGGGATGA